TTATTATTAAGTTGAACTGGGGCAAATCCATTATTGAAGTCATTAAAGTTGTCAAACCAGGTCTGACTTAGAATCTCACCTTTTCTGTTAATAAAATTCCACTCATTATCACTACGTTGAACTGGGGCAAATCCTTCATGGAAGTCATAACAAGTGTCAAACCAGGCCTGACTTAGAATTTCTCCTTGTTTATCAATAAAATTACTCTTACCTTTAAGCTCAACTGCGGCAAATCCTTCATGGAAGTTATGACACTCGTCAAACCAGGTCTGACTTAGAATTTCGCATTGTTTGGTAATAAAATTACACTTTTTATTAAGTTGAACTACGGCAAAACCTTCATGAAAGCCATAACAACTGTCAAACCAGGTCTTACTTATAATCTCACCGTGTATGTTAATAAAATTACACATATTATTAAGTTGAACTCTGGCAAATCCTTCATGGAAGTCATAACAACTGTCAAACCAGGTCTTACTTAGAATTTCTCCTTGTGTATTAATAAAATTCCTCCTACCTTTAAGCTCAACTACAGCAAATCCTTCATGAAAGCCATAATACACGTCAAATACGTCTTCTATTGGCTTGCCGTCTGCAAGGAGCCTTAATGCATTGGACAATGCTTCATTCCAAACATTGTTTGGCTTGAATGTATTGAAGAAATTCATGCCTATGACCTTACTTATCTGGGCTGTATTCATAATGGCATCATTTCCGCCATTGTCATGGTTCCAGCGGCAAGTGCATGTGTTAAGCCTACCATTCTCATCAACGCAGACTGCAAGCATTGAAAGTCCATATTCGTCCAACGGGCATCCATCTGTCGGCTCTTTAACGACATTCTCAAACCCATTCCTTAAACAGAAATAGAACTGGTTTATTCCATTATTTGTGTATGAATAGAACATTTTTTTACTATGTGTTATGCACCAGTCTGTGTATTTGCTGAATTTCGTTGCGTCATCGAACGAATCAATCCTGACAATTTCATAATTGGAAGGCGTATCGAATGTCATACTGTTAACATTTTCCTTTTCTGCCTCGAAGTTATCACTCATGGCCTTTGCAAACCTATTTATAAGGTCTTGAGCAGAAAGACCGTTAAGGTTCCTGTCATATTCATTAATATGTGCGTCTGATGCAACAAGTTTGAGTGTGGAGTTTAGTTGGTTTATGACTTGTGCATTGTTCAGTTCTTGGTCGCAATACATCCTTGTCACGCCAAGAATGAATTTCCCACCATTTGGAGTCCTAAGGACTGGCAAGTCATTGCGCATGCTTATCCTTATAAGGTTATCAGCCTCTTTCTCATCAATATTAAGACGTTCCATGGCAAGTTTCTTTGCCTGTGAAATGGACTTTGACTCTTGAGACTCAGTTATAATGAACAATTGTTTGATTTTGCCTTCTGAAATGATGACTCGTTTCATAACTCTGAAATTATTCAACCCTTTGATTGTAAATAGTTTCAAAAGCCACAAATATGTGTCAACTTAGGTGGTATGCTAGGATGGATAAGGTGGCTAAAGACTATTTATAAAAAAAGTTGCAAAATTTAAGATATTATCTATGAACGTACTAATTGGTTGTGAGGAAAGCCAGGCCATTTGCACTGAGTTCAGGAAGCTTGGCCATAATGCGTACAGCTGTGACTTGCAGCGTTGTAGCGGAGGTCATCCAGAGTGGCACTTCAACAGTGACATCTTTGAGGTCCTTGACAATAACGGAGGAGTCACCCAGGCAGGTGATGAGGTTCATGTGGACAAGTGGGACCTGTTGATTGCCCATCCGCCTTGCACATATCTTGCAGTCTCAGGAGCAAGATGGCTGTATAATAAGGACGGGTCAAAGAATGAGCAGAGATGGAAAGACCTTGAAGAAGGTGCTGCATTTTTCATGAAGCTTGCGAATGCAAACGTTGAAAGGATTGCCATCGAGAACCCAATAGGCGTTATGGGAAAGAGATGGAGAAAGGCTGACCAGACAATACAGCCATGGCAGTTCGGAGACATGGCAAAGAAGCTTACATGTCTGTGGCTGAAGAATCTTCCAAAGCTTGAGCCGTTGTATACGGAGGAGCCTGAAGGGCTTGAATATGTCTTCCAGAGCGGTAAAAAGAATCCTAAGTGGTATCTAGACGCCCTTGGACAGGCTGCAAAGGAGACTGCCAAATGGGTTGTTGACAATCAGATTGACATATCAACTCCTGAGGGCAAGAAGGCAAAGAAGATGTATTATGACGAGGCAAGAAGGAGAATCAGGTCGAAGACATTCCCTGGTATTGCAAGGGCAATGGCAAGGACTTGGGGAGGACATCCAGATGTGTCAGAGTCTGTCATGAAGAAGATTGTCAGGGAAAGTATAGATGAGTTAATCTGTTAGGATTAAAAAATAGATAGAAATTAAAAATTACATGAAGGTTAAGATAAGTGAGGCCCAGTTGAGAAATTTATTAATCACTGAGGAGGAAAATGCTGCATACAGTAGGAACAAGGCCAATGGAGAAAATATGAATAAGATATGGTCTGTAATTGACCGAAAGCAGGAAGAGTTATATGATGAGGTATTCGGTGAGTTGTCCGACAAGGTATATGACATTGCCTTGGCGAAGTCTGAGGCAATGTTCAGTGTGAAGGGTATAACTTTCCGTGATAGTATAACTAGGAACATGTTCAGTGCTGGAAACAGTAAGTTGCCTCCTAATGTATTGGTGGTTAATATGTCTTCTGCATTAATGTGCCCTGCTTATTATCTTGGCGTATGTAAGATAATGAATGGTTATTGTTATGCCCAGAGGGATGAGAATCAGTATTCTAGGTTGGATATGGGTTCTGTATTGCGTAACAATTGGGAGAGGGACATATTACACACTCAGATGCTTCAGCAGTATGAGTCTGGTAACAAGAAGCCAATGAAGGATTTCTTCAAGTTGGTTGAGTTATACATTCAGTTGGGAAATGCTTATGCCATGAATTCGTATAGGCAAGAGGTTGAGAAATTAAAATATCATTATGGAAGGGAGTTGTCTTCTGCTGAGTTAAAGACGCTATATGACCAGCAGTGGAAGTACAGGATAAGTGATATAAGGCTGAATGAGTCTGGTGATTTTCATTGTCAGCTAGCTGTTGATTTATGGGCTAAGTTTGCCAAGAAGATGCGTTTGAAGTATGGCATTACCACTCATGCGTATACAGCTCGTGATTTGGATTTCAGCAAGGCTTCTAAGAACATTGTGATGAATTATTCTCACCCTGGTGACGAACGTTTACGTGGTGATGCTGATAAGGTAAGGATGTTCAGGGCAGTCAGTGCTGAATTCCTTAATTCTCTTAAGGGTGGCGATGAAATTGGGAGTAATGGCCAGCCGATTCTTGGAAGGATGAAGGACGGTACGTATTTCTACAAGTGCAAATGTGAGAGGGATGAAAAGGCTTGTAGCCGTTGTGGCGTTTGTTTCAGGCGGAATGAGACTGGCAAGCCATATACGATATTTGTGAAGTATCATGGCTTCAAGAATGCATCTGGTTTGAAGAATCTGTTCAAGTATGATGAGATTTCTAGTGTGATGGAGAAATTGGTTGCTCATGGTTGGGTGACCGAGAAGGAGTATGAGACGTTTATGAGCCGTGGCCATCAGAAGTTTTTGAAGAATAATGATAAGAATATTGAAAAGCAGAGGGAAAAAAACTAGTCAACTTCTAATGTTGACTAGTTTATTGTCTTTCAACTGTTTTCGCTAAGAATTTTAGCAATTGTATTTCCCCAAGCATAAGCCACTAATGGAGGAACTGCATCTCCTATTTGTTCGTATTTGTCCTGGACTTCTCTATTGTCATGCCCTACCATATATGGTCCTCCGCAGAAATCATAGGAGTCTGGGAATGATTGGAGCCTTGCGCATTCTCTGACTGTCAGCGCTCTGTCCTGAGTCGGATGTAAGTTTTCATCTAGGCAGTGACTTGTTATGGTCAATGCTGGTTTGTCAAGCTCTAGTCTTATGTTTCTTTTGGAGAAAATCTTTTTCGGGAGTGTTCCGTCTTTCTGAAGTTCTTTGATTTCTTCTTTAGTCATACGTTCAAACAGGCTTTTCAATCCTTCACCAGGCCTAATCATTGAAAATCGCCTTAATGTATGTTCCTTATGTCTCATCGGTACTTGGTATGTAACCTTTTCGGATGTAAATGCTTCCCTGTTCCAAAAAATATCATCCCTCATCAGGTTTGCATAGTCTGAAGTTTCTTCGGTATACTTTTCGCCGGGAATACCAGAATTTGCGATGACATCAGGCAAACCGGCAAGTGCTTCTTTGACGGTTACTGGCCGTGTGCAAGTTGGTGTTGGAGGATATAGTTTCCAGTCATTGAACCTTGTTGCGAGAATGAAATACCTTTGCCGTTTTTGAGGCACTCCAAAATCGGTGGCCATCAGTTTTGTTTCAATGAAATTTGAATATCCGGCTTCTACTAACTCTTCTTTAAGGACATCAATGATTAATGTTTTGTCTGTTTCGCTGACTGTCTTCGTTGTTATGCCTGGAACATTTTCAAAGAGAATCATCTTGGCGTTCGTTATATTGGCCATTCTGATTCCTTCACGGAAGAGGAACTGTCTGTCATCATAGAACGACCTTGATGTTGTCCCTGCCATGCTGAAAGTTTCGCACGGCATCCCTGACGTAAGCAAATCAATTCCATCTTCAGGAATAAAATCAGTAAGGTCTTTTGGCTGTATTTTCCGTATGTCTGAATTGATTATATGGACATCTGGATGGTTATAAGAATAGGTATCGCAACAGCTTTTGACATATTCAATAGCAACTAAAGTCTTGAATCTTGCTGCGCTTAGGCCGGTACAAAATCCTCCTGGTCCTGCAAAGCAATCAATATGTGTTAATAGTGGCATTTAGACGTTTATTTTTGTGGACCTTGCGAGACTCGAACTCGCGACCCTCTGCTTGCAAAGCAGATGCTCTTCCAACTGAGCTAAAAGCCCGTTATGTAGCGTCTACGAGAGTCGAACTCGTATTTCATGCGTGAAAGGCATGCGTCCTAGCCGTTAGACGAAAACGCCGATTTAATGCGGTGCATACGGGGCTCGAACCCGTGACCCCATGCGTGACAGGCATGTATTCTAACCAAACTGAACTAATGCACCGTTTTAGTCTTGCGGAAAGTACAGGGCTCGAACCTGTGCGCCCGTTACCGGACCTAGCTGTTTAGCAAACAGCCCCCTTCACCGCTTGGGTAACTTTCCTTGAACTGCGGGAATAGCAGGTTTCGAACCTACAACCTATTGGTTAACAGCCAATTGCTCTACCGTTGAGCTATATTCCCATCGTTGAGGTGGAGAACACCTCAATATATTTGTGGAACCTCATGGAGTCGAACCACGTTCTCAGGATTTTCAGTCCTGCGCATACACCAAGTCTGCCAAAGTTCCATTTTGCGGAAGGAGAGGGATTCGAACCCCCGGTACCTTTCGGCACGTCGGTTTTCAAGACCGATGCAATAAGCCTGACTCTGCCATCCTTCCTTTATATGTAGACTCTATAGGATTTGAACCTATGACCTTCAGGTTTCTGCCACACTATGTTACCATAGCATCAACAGCATCTTGTTTTGAGGTTCCTGACATTTCTGCGGTACCTGTGAGATTCGAACTCACCAATTGATTTGTGGTCTCGACTGCAGTTACCATAATCAAACATTAGCCATCTTCTTGGCAATGACCGCTGCGTTTTTCAGCAGCCGTAGAGACTCGCACTCTTCCCATTTTTTCAGGGCAGTGTAATTGCTTGTCGTGGCCTCAACTGCAGTTACCATATTGAAATTCTCGTCAGATGTGGACATCGATTCATCCTTTCGACAATCTCAAGTACGGCATTTAATTCTGATGCTCTACCTGACTGAGCTAAGAGTCCATTTATCATTTCAAAGAACGTTTTTTTCTTAATGTGGGCCCTGTAGGGCTTGAACCTACGACCTTCAGGTTATGAGCCTGCTGCTTCTAGACCAACTGAGCTAAGGGCCCTTAAAATTGAACGGCTTCCACGTCCACCGAAGTGTGGATACTTCTTGAGGTTTATTATGCACGTCTAAGCTATTGCAAGATATGCATCACGCTTATTCCCGCTATTGAACACGGAAACCAGTGCCATAGGTCTGGTATGTTTGACTTACGCCTGAACCTGGTACGTGCATTCTTCCTTTTTCCTCACGCGGAACTAGTATCATGGATTACGGTTAATGCCACGCTTATCCAACTAGTTTTCGCCACATATGGTTGACATTGAGCCACATGTATTTTGGAAGATATTATTTCAATATGCCATAGAACGTTTTTATCATTGTGTGCTGACTTGGGTTCGAACCAAGGACCCCGAGATTAAAAATCACGTGCTCTGCCAAACTGAGCTATCAACACATTGTCTTGCTGGATGGAGTTGAACCACCGACCTTCTGCGTATCAGGCAGATGCTCTAACCAACTGCGCTACAGCAAGTTTTTTTTCTGAGCCTCTTGTCGGATTCGAACCAACGACCCCGAGATTACAAATCACGTGCTCTGACCAGCTGAGCTAAAGAGGCGTTTGTTGCTGTTTTGCGATGCAAAGATATGTACTTTTTTTGTAAATGCCAAATTTTTGGCTCTTTTTAATGTTCTTTAACTAAAAAAAAAATGAAAGCTGCTGATTTGTCATTAGACTCCTTCAGCAGCTTCCGAATAATAATCTTTTACACTATGTATATCCTTCTGTTCTTCTTCTTTTTCTTTTATAGCTGTCTGACGGATGCATATGACGATTTCGCCCCATTATCTGTTGAGCTAATGGCGGAACTATTAAACGTTGATATGGTTTCAGATAGCCTGTACATAATATTTGATTCCTGTCATTTGTTAAATAGTACGGTTTTCCTTGGAATTCCTTCGTTTAAGTTAAATTAACGTATTTTTCTTGTAATTTCTTGCATTTTTCCGAAAAATCGCATATATTTGCGGAGATATCAAGTTAAAAGAGTATTATGCAAGATTATTCTAGGCAGTTCAAGATAATTTCAAGGAGAGCATTACGTGTGAGATTCCACAAGACGATGACATCTTGTCAATTTTCTATTGACGGAGGCGTGACTTGGTATAATCATAACGGGAGTGGTGAAGCTGAAATACATTTGGAACCTGGTCAAGAGTTGATGATTAGGAATGCTGTATTCAATGGCGGCATAAAGCCGTTTACGGTTAGCAGTGCCTTTGACGTTTCAGGAGACTTGAGTTCATTTGGCGCTCCGGCAAACGGCAAGTATGGCTTCTTGTTTGCTAATTCCCGTGTGGTTGATGCAAGTGGCTTGGTGATAGACTGTGAAATGCGTCAACCGTCTGTATGTTCTCATATGTTCCATATGTGCAGTAAACTTAAGTTTCCTCCAAGGCTTCCTTCCGTAGAGTTGTCTGAAGGCTGTTATGAATCCATGTTCAATAGCTGTACGTCTCTTGAGACTGCTCCTGAGCTTCCTGCTAAGGAAATGCGTCCATTATGCTATAACCGTATGTTCATTGGTTGTGTAAATCTTTTAGAATGCCCAGAACTTCCTGCTGAGGTACTTGGAGAAGGCTGTTACGAATCAATGTTCTCAGGGTGTTCATCTTTGGAGTATTGTCCAAGGCTTCCTGCAATGGAAATGAAGAATTATTGTTATAATTACATGTTTGCGGATTGCTGTAAAATCAAGGAACCTCCTGTATTGCCTGCGTTGAAGCTTGGAATCAGTTGCTACAAGTCAATGTTCATGGGATGTACTATGCTGAGAAGTGCACCGGAACTCCCTGCAACTAACTTGAAGGATATGTGTTATGAGGGTATGTTCTTGCGATGTGTCAGCCTTGAGGTTCCTCCTGAGCTACCTGCGATGAAGATGGCAAATAGATGCTATAGTTATATGTTTAATGGATGTGAGAGTCTTAAAAGATGCCCTAAGCTTCCTTCAATAGACCTTGCTCCTGAGTGCTATAACAGTATGTTTATGTCATGTCAGAGCATAACGGAAATACCGATTCTTCCAGCATACAGAACGAGTCTTGGGTGTTATGGACGCATGTTCGCAAAATGCAACAATATCCAAAATATACGGAACATAAAACTCATAGACTACTGCGTTTATGATGTGTCATATATGTTCTATGGCTGTAACAGTAATATAAATTCTGCTTTTGAAAATCTAATGAAAAGATACAAAGCCATTCAAGACAGAAGGACAAGGTTTATCAGTGATTTCTTGAAGGGGCTTAGGAGTAATCCATCTGACTGATTTGTTCAATGTTCCAAACGATATAATCGTCTACGCCAATATTTGCTGTCGGAGTTTCTGATGTATCAAATAAATATGGGCGAACTTTAAAGGTTCGCCCATATCATGATTTTCAGCGGTTTAGTATTTCCTTGATTATGTTACCGTGTCCGAATGCCCATGTGTAATTGTCGACATCATCGATTCCGACCCACACAATATCCTCAACTTCCTTCTCTTCAGAGTGTTCGGTTGTCGTAGTGATATCCTCGCAGCTTGCATATCTTATTTCTGTCTTGAAATAGAATGTGATGTTCTGTAGGTGTGATGAGGGGTTGTCGTCATGTTTAAACAGGGTGAGTTTTTCTGGCTGTACCTGTACACCACATTCCTCGAACAGTTCCCTGCTGGCACATTCGGCAAGTGTCTCATCGAAATCGAGGTATCCACTTGGAAGGTTATAGAAACCGTTATAGTGAAGCGCCTTCTCTCCCCTCTTGGCTGCAAGTACTCTTTTGGTTCCTGTCTTATCATATGCAATGACTACGACAGATGCTGCGCATGAGCGTGAGAACCATCCTATGAAATCCCCGTTCTTATTGTATGATGGCTGGTTGTGTTTTACGGCGCCGATTTCAGTCATGGCTCTCTTGAATGTCTCCTCATCTCCGCAGTGTTTGTCAATATCATCTGATATCTTTACTACGCTGATGAGTGGTGTATCTCCATCAGGAGCGCATGCATCAAGCTTGATTACGATGGAAGGAGGTGTGAAGTCGTCAATGTCAACGTCGCAGGTGATATTCGTTCCGATTCCGAACACTACCTTCCCTACCTTACCGTTGAAATAATCTCTTATTTTCCTAGCCTTCTCGAAATCCAGGGCATTGCTGAATACCAGGGTTTTCTTTTTCGGGTCAACGCCAAGTTCCATGAATTTCTCGATAATTGTGTCACCGATGAGATATTCGTCTCCGCTGTCAATCCTGTATCCTGCATATTCCTCGCACTGTTCCTTGGTCAGTGTATCGAGGAAAGCCTTTGTGGTGAAGGTGTCTACGAGAGCTGTTGCCAGATGGTCTCCATATAGTCCGTACCACATGTCAAGAGTGGCGCAGTTGGCCATCTTGTAACCGACAAGTGCAGCATGGAACATGAACATCTCGTGAGCCATTGTTCCGTTTGGTTTCAGTTTGTATTTCATGGCGAAATACACATTGGATGTTCCTGTGCATGTATTAATTGTCGAGGCAATGTGTTTGACGACAGCCTCGTGTATGTCTGAAGATACCCTTCGGCGTGTTCCGAACTCTGAGAAGATGACTCCGTCTTCGGTTGCCATATATTGTTTGGCCGCATATTTTTCCATATATGCCTTTTCAGTCGGTATGAAGCCGAAATACCTGTTTCTCACCTCAGAAATGATGGCAAGGAGAGGAACCTCATAGAGGGTTGCCTTGTATATGGTATCTGTTATGATAAGCTGGAGCTCTCCCTTGTCGTCTAGGGTTGCCTCTACCTTAGTCGGGTCAAACCTGAACCGTGCAAGTTCTTCCACGTATTCAGTCTTGAAGAAGCCTAGTGATAGGAGGTAGTCTGCCTCGTCCTCTTCTAGCTTGAGGCTAGTAAGGTTGTTGATTTCTGAGCGTATTATGTTCAGGTAGTCGTCTCCGAAGTGTTCATGCTTCCTGTCGTAGAACTTGTATGAGCCGACTGCCGTCTTGTAGTTGAGGAAATAGGCCTGTGACATGGTCAGTTTGTACAGGTCGGTGTCTAGGATGCTTTTTATGATTGCCATGGCTGTCTTGGATTTAAATGACTGAAACGTTGTTTTTCTCAAGGAAAGACATGAACTCATCATTGCCCTCTTTGGTGATGAACGGCGTATATGCGCTCAGAAGGCTTACGTTTTCGCTTCCATGCCTTTTGATGAAGTCCTTCATCGTGTTGAAGACGCAGTAGTCTGCTGCTATGCCGCAGAACTCGAATGAAGGGTTGCTGAAGGTTGAAATGAACCTGTCGAAGTTTGCTGCGCTTTCTTCGTCCTCAAAGACTGAGTATGCTTCCTTTGTGCTGTCCTTCCCTTTTGTGAGGAACAGGAAGTCGCCTTCATAGTCCTTCAGCTCTTCATCGATTTGAGGATATAATGATGCTCCGTGCGAGAACTGTATGCAGTGCTTGGGCCACATTCCTCCCATTTCAGCAAATGAACAATGGTCGGCCGGGTGCCAGTCTAGAGTTATGATGATAGAGTCATATTTGTCCTTGTTGTCGTGAAGGTACTTGGCCAGTTGTGGCATTGCCTCTGAAGCTCCTTCTACTGCCAGTGACCCGTCAATGAAATCGTTCTGCGGGTCTACGATAATCAGTATTTTCTGTCCCATAAAATTGATGCTTTGGTTTTATTGGTGCAAATATATGCTTTTATTTTGGTAATATCAAATTATCTTGAAACTTTAACAGTCTTAGCTAAAAAATCTTAAAAACTTTGTTTTAATTTTTTTTTCAGATATATTTGCCGAAAAACAAGATAAGCATATGGAAGAAATACAGGAAAGCAAAAAAATAATTTTAAAGAAGTTTTCTCAAATATTGAAAGTTAATAATGCATATGGCAATTATCTACTTAATCTGTTAAGGCACAGAAATAGTGTTTCATTTTTCCTAAAACGGACTACTGATGAGTCATATTGGTTGTCGGCTGCATTTCCGTGGTACTGTACAGACCAAGGTGAGATGTACTGGAATGCTATTAACCGTCAATGGAGAAAAATACTGTCAAATCTTTCAAAGAAATACTATGGTTAAGAACAAAAAATACATTCAGTTGCTGTTCAGCCTCCTTAAAAAGGAATATGTATATGGTGATTATATAATGTATTATCATCACTCTGCATCTAGCGAACATAATGGCAAGAATCTATTCAAGTTCTTGAATGAAACAAGAAAAGACGATTGGATAACCCTTGCTTTCTCATGGTACTATACAAGACAGGGATTCGATTTTTGGCATCAAATGCAAACCAAGTGGGATACAATACTCCGTATGAAATTGATATAGAAGCTGGCACATTTGCCAGAACTTCTATATCAATGTCTTTCAATTATGGCTCGAGCGGACTAAGGTTATTCTCGTCATCGAGTATGAATCCTCTATGGCTGTCAATGCAAGCGAAGTTTTCCTCTTTGACCATATCCTTTGACAGCATTGTATGTCCGAATATCTGGAAAATATTCTTGAATTCCTTTTTCTCGTAGAATCTTTCCCTAACGTCGCTCCAGACAATGCTTCCTGTCGGGTCAATTCCTCCCCTAAGCATTCCTATCTCATCGAGGACTGAGACTACTGTGTCATCATCAAGCTCGAGCAGCCTGTTCAGTGATGCTGCATCAGGTGCTGCTATGATATCCTCATGCCTCCGGAAGAATGACACCATTAAACCTGCATGTGTGTACAGATATGTCATGTCTCCTCTTTTCTCATCATATGCAAGCCTGAAAAATGGTGCATTGTCCTTAAAGAGTTTATGTATCTCCTTATGGTTCTTATCATCATGCCTGCATGGCGTGAATCTGTCATAAACATATGACAGGTCGTGGTTTCCAAGGAGCATTGTTATCTTATCAGGGTTTTCATTCTGAAGGGCTAACAGCTCTTTGAAGACATCGAGTGCGGTCTGTTTTGTCACGCCCTCGTGGCTGTATGGGTCCAGGTAGTCTCCTAGGAAGACGACATGGTCGACTTTATCAAGATGTTCTTCTATCGGTTTCCTCCAGAAGCTTCTTCCGTGTATGTCTGGGAATATAAGAGTTCTCATTTTTTCGCGTTTTGAATCTGTTGCTGTATAATTGCATCAACCTCATACCATGATATTGGTGTGAAGTCATTGTTGTCCACACCTACGTCATATTGTGTCGGGAAGAGCATTTCAAGTCTTTCTCCGTCTTTTCCACCGCCTTTTCCTTTGATGGAGTGAACATGGCCGAATAGCTGGTATACAAGGCCTGCGTTGTCCCTGTATGTCCCTCCGTAGCAGAGGAATGGGTTATGGTTCAGGTATATTTTCCTCTTCTCTATCTCTATGTACATCTGCCATGCTGAATACTTGAAGAGCTTGAGATACTGTTCCTCTTTTTGGAACTGTTTGATGTCATGGTTTCCTTTTATGAGGACAATCTCTCCGTTTAGCCTGGAGCGTATCTCCTCCCATTTCTTAAAGCTTGCAAATGCAAAGTCACCAAGATGGAATACAAGTCCGTCCTCTGGGACCTTCTCGTTCCACCTTGAAATTAGTGCCTCATCCATCTCGTCGGCATTTTCAAATGGCCTTCCGACGAACTTGATGATATTCTCATGGCAGAAATGTGTATCTGACGTAAAGAATATTTTTCTTCCGTCGTTGTATTTGATATCTATTTTCATGATGATGTTGGCAGGAACTGTTTCATGTCCTCAATGCTTAATGGGTTTGATAAAATCTGATATGTTCCGTCTCCATATTTGACAGTTAGTACACCTCTTGTGATTGACGCGCTTGAAATCGTCTTTCCGAGAGGATGGTGGTGTGAGTAATCAAAGAGAACCGGCTCAAGGAAGAGAGCCTCCGTCTCCTCGTCATATTCCCTTTGGTGCGACAGTTTCAGGAGCTCAAGCTTGGTTTCCCTTGCTTTGCATGACAGGCCGTATGCAGACATGTAATTCTCCCATCTGAACTTAAGGTATGACAAGGTTCCGGTATTGAGTATTATATTCGGGAAGCAGTCTTGCCACTTTATGGAGGTCTCTGACGGGTGAGACGACATTACATCTATCTGCGGACGTATGATGAACCACAGGTCTGCACCGGCTTTCCTTAGAGCTTGCAGTTCGTTCGTGAACCTGACATCATCGATGACATAGTCCTTTCCCGGCTCAATCATTTCCATCACTCTCTTCACATGCCAGTCGTTGTCGCATGCCCTGATGATGTCAGTCCCTAGGAACTGTAAGAAGTCCCTTATTTGGCTCGTTTTTCGCCCACAAGCGATTTTCTCAACGTCTGTGGGTGGTAGTGAGGCAAGCTCTGAAATCTCGCGGCAGAAGGCTTCTGTGAAGCTTACATCGACCGTTGTGCCAGCGTTCTTATTCTCGTTGAGCTCGTCCATTGTCATTCCAAGCAGCTTGCAAGACAAGTGCTTGAGCGGCAGTGCGAACGACAGCTTCTCATACCCGTGAGCCTCACAGATATTTGCCAGTTCTGTCTTTCCGCTGCGCATTCTGCCGCAAAAGCCTATTACCATGATTCAGTACGTTTATGCTTGTTTATCGGCATCCTCGATTGCCTTCTTGAGTGCTGCCTCATTCATGTTTCCGACAAGGCTTGTGATGAGGTTTCCGTCCTTGTCGATTATCAGTGTCGTTGGTACTCCCCTGACACCGTGCTTTTCAGCAAGCTCGACGCCTTCGGCATCTGCTTCAACGTCAAGTGACTTGAACTCAACGTCATTGAATGTATCGCTGTCAGATACAGCCTTGAATGTCTTTGCATAAACTTTGCAGGGGCCACACCATGTGGCACCAAGCTTGATTACCTTGCTAACTTTTTCCATTCTTTCTTTTTTTTCTGTATTGTACTACGTTATTTAATGTGCCTGCCAATGACGGCATTTGATTGATATCTACCGTCCTTGTAGGCCTTGGCGTTATGGTTTTTGGCATTTTCCTGGCACCGTCGATGACTGGTTTTATGAGGCCTTCAATGTGTTTCAGGTGGTCTGCCGGTATTGTATTTGACTTGACATATGAATTTACATCCTCTTCGAGGTATGCAAGCATGTTCTTTGCCCTTGTATAAGCCACATATTGGAGGTTATGCTCCTGAAGTTTCTCCCATTCATGCTTTGCCGACTTTAGCGGCATTATGGAGTTGCAGGCGATGAACACCCTGTCATTTTCAAGTCCCTTTGCCTTGTGTATGGTTGACAGGATTGGCCCTTCGTTTCCGTTAGAGAGCTGTTTGAGGTTGTCAAGCCTCCTGTTGAGCTCGTCAATCGTCGTGAGCCCTTTGGCGAGCACCTCAATCATTATTATCCTTTCAATGCTCTTCTTGATGTCATCCCTCTCAGTGGCTTCCTCGAATGGTATGCCATATGAATCCATCATCATATGGATTTCAGACAGCAGTTCGTCATATAGTCTCGGAAACAGCCCGTCAGACATGAGGCTTGCTGAAAGCATCCTTGTCTTATACTTCCTCGTCACGTCGTTTATCTTGTCACGTAGGGTCTTAAGAGTACTTCCGTCGTCCACGAACCTGCATGGCCTGTTGGATGAAACGAATGTAACGAATATGTCGAAGAGAGGAGCATTGTTCCTGCATAGTATCATGTCTCCGTCCCTGACATCGCTAAGTCTTGCATCCTTCACAATCAGCCCCTTCCTTCCGTCATTGTTGTGTTCAATGGACGGGACAAAGTTCTTTGCATTGTCTACAATTGAGTCGGCACACCTGTAACATATGCTCAGAGGCAGTGTCGTTGTGTTTGGCATGTTCCTGAACTCATCGAACGACCTTGGGTCGCTTCCACGGAATCCGTAAATACACTGGTTCTGGTCTCCGACAGCTATTATCCTCGTACCTTCGTGCCTGCATCTTAGTATAAGTTCACGCTGGAACACGTTAAGGTCCTGGACTTCATCAACCATTATGAAGTCGAAATTGAAATCAGAGAAATCCAAGTTATATACAAGTGGAAGCCAAATCTGGTCATCGAAGTCAATCGTGTCATATGTCTTCTCATAACCCCATTTCATCAGCTTCAGTGCAACCTCCATTTCATCGGCAAGTGGCTCAATCCCGTACATCTTGGCTATCTTTGTCATGCCGTCTATGGAATCTACCATGAAGTTCCTTCCGAGTGATAGGAACTTGTCGATGATTGTTTCCCTGTAAATCATCTGAATCCTTTTCGGGAAGTCTTCGTAGTTGACGCTACTTAGCCTCCGAATGTTTTCATTTAGGTAGTTCCTGTACTTGTCCTTCTCAACCCTATATCCCCTTCCAGTGTTCTTTCTTAGGACCCTTAGTCCAAGTGAGTTCAATGTTGCCGCCTCGACATTATTGAAGCCCCCCTTTGAAACCTTTGCGGAAAGGTTCTCCTGAATGCTTTTGTTGAAGCATGTAAGAAGAATCCTTTTGTCGGAAGGTATATGTCTCAGGGATTCCATTATAGTTGTTGTCTTTCCGCTGCCTGCACAAGCTTCCACCACCAGGTTCCCACTTCCATTTTCAATGAAATCGAAGATGTCCTGCTGGTATTTGCTCGGAACGAACTCGTCTGTCATGTCGAATCCGATGGTAAGCTGCTGTGTATCTTTCTTTTTTGCCATTTGTAATGCAAATATATTGAAAAAATCCTAGAAAAACAAGAAAGTCGGGCTTTTTTTTGGCCCGACTTCCTCAATATTTGGTTATATTGTATCGTCTTCAAGAATTTTTTTCAGGAGCTCCATCAGCCTTGGGTTTTTTGCCGCCTGGTCCTTGAGCTTTGAGGCGATGGCACTTGCGACATCTTCACTTGTCCTGCCTTCTCGCTCGGGCCTCTGGCGTGCCGGCTCTTCACGAGTTGGTCTCCTTGCCGCAGCACGGTATGCATTGAACTGGCGTTCCTTGGCCTTGAGGAAGCCGACAAGCTCGTCGCGGTTGCGGGTATTGATGTTCACCTCGCTGTCCCACAACTTGGACCTGATGATGTCCTTGAGCTCATCGAGGCTAAGGTTGCTGTACATGTCCTGGTGGTGCGTTCCATTTGGCATCTCATGGTTTACGTGATGCCTTGGTGCTTCATGCGGGTTTCCTTCGGGCCTGAAGAATGCCGGTGGAGGAGGAGGAGGCATCATTCCAGGATGGAAGGCGGACGCTTCTCTTGGGATTGCATCGTATGAGCCGAACGGGGTTGCTCCGATTGGCTTGATTTCGATGGCGTTGTCGGTTGCCACGAGGAGCTTTACGAAGGTCTCGAATGAGATGTCGCTGCTTCCTTCGAGGATTGCTTCGACTTCTTCTGGAATAACACAGATGTGGTCTGCAATCTCTTCAACTGAGCAGCGGGTCTTCTCCTGAACCCTTATAATTCTTGCGCGCATGTCATTGATGGCACGTCCGAGGAAGTCATTGCTGATTCTCTCGATTTCACTTTTTGTCTTTGGCATAATTCTTGAATTTAGAGGTTTATACTCAGTTTTGTTTTGCAAATATATGGCATTTATTTTTTAATACCAAATATTTTATATTTTTTAACGTTCTGCCAGGAAATATTCCTTCCTTATTTCATAAAGGAGGCTGTTTACAATCCGTTTGTCAATGCTTTCTGGAATGGTACATTCGGATATTGCCTTCTCGAACTCTACCAGGGATGCGTCGACAATCTCCTTCAGCTCTTCATATTCATACTTGTGCGCTTTGACATCAAGAAGGAGCTCCCTGTCTCCAGCCTCCCTCCTGTCAAGTATGACGCCGTCTCCCCTTGCAATCTCAGTTCCCATATGGATTAGCCTAAGGCAGTGCATCATGTTCTTTGAGTCATAGTTACTACCAAGGTTTGACTCATATCGCACCTTGTTCCTTTTTTCAACCCAGTCAGCGTATTCCTTGTATTTCTTGCAATAGTCCATGAATCCGCTCTCATTGAACGACATGATGCATATGGTGCTTTCTCCCTTTGATACGGAAGAGCACCTGAACTGCGTGGACTCCTCAAGAAGCATTCCCCTGTATCCGATTCTTCGCTGCCTGCAGAACCAGTCAGCAAGCCCTGCCTCAGAAATTCCCTGTGTCTGAATGACAAGAGACCTGAGGTTGGCATCTTTCATGAAATCCTCAATGGACATCTTGAAATCCTCGAAATGTGCTCCGAAATCATAGTATACACCGTACATCTCATGCATGTTCGGAAGCCTGACAAGGCCGCAGTACTGGGGATATATGTGACAGTTTGCGAGGAATGACTCAATCTTTGTGCTGCCTTGTTTGTGAGGCACATATGCAAAGTCATAAGGCGTCTTCTTCTCTAGCACCGGGTTCATTATCTTCTTATTGAGCCCCCTGGCCTTGTTGACTTGCTCTTTTGCATAGGATACGAAAGTCTTTAGGCATTCTTTGGTCACAAATGAATCCCGCATTTCAAACAGCGGCATAATACATCTGTGAGGCCTTATTATATGGAGTCTTTGCGGTGCATAAAGTGCTTCGAATGTCGAAGGATTTGACCTTGACAGCAATTCGCAGAACCTCCCGAATTCATAAAGAGTATTATTATTCTTATCGTCGAAGAGTTTCGATATGTATTCTTCACTAAGACCAAGCAACGAGTTCAGCGAACACATGAAAATACCACATGTGTCAATGTCACTGTTATCTCCTTCAAGATGAAACAGCTGACTTCCGCATACGTACTTGTAGAGGATTCCCCCCTCAAATGTAATTCTATCTGGAATCATGGCGAAAAGTTAAAGAAAATACGCGGGACTCGCATAAAATCCCGCGTACACTTTTTGTTAAAGACATCCTTTTTAACTCTTTTTTCACCTGTTAAAGGCAAAATATGCGATTAGAGGCATTCCCACCAGTGGGTCTCTCCGATGAGAGCAACGCCGATGGGCGGAAGCTCGCCAACGCGCTTACGGAAAGCATTCACCTTGGTGATTGGTGCCGGGCTTGTCTTCTCAAGTCCGCGAGCTACACAATCCTCACCGGCTTCAACGAAGCGGTCGAATGCTGCATGGTCGTCCTCGAACTCCCAGCGTGAATCATAGTCCTCACAGCGCGGTTCGTCGATTTCGAAACCGGCACCGAAGACCTTGTCGTCCACTTCCTCCTCCTCATCGAACTGGCATCCGCAGTCGAAGAGTGGCCTACGGTCGGCAATCCAACCATTGTTTCTGATGCTTTTCCTGCCAAGGAGGCTGGTGTCCTTGGTGTCAGACTTTCCCGTTGCCTTCTTCTTGAGGTTTTCAACGAGACCCTCGACGCTCTCAATCAATGAGTCAAACGTGGGGATTTCAACAATCATAACTTTCATATCTCTTAAGAGTTTTATCTGTGACGACGTTGTCACAATGCAAATATATGGCAATAAAATGAGAAAACCAAATTTTGACAGACATTTTTTCAAAAACTATTTATGTATGATGTCTAAACGCATTAAAGAAGATGGAAGTTATAAGATTAACTGAAAACGACCTTCACCGAATGATAAGGGAGACTGTCTACCGAATCTTGAAAGAGGAAGGTGAAGGAGCCATGATGGGTGGCAGCGGAGGAAGCGTAGTTAATCCGGACTGTGCTCCGAACGGTGCGCCAAACGCATTAAATAATAAAACATATGATGCGCCGATTGTCGTTAAAACGAATGACCCGACACTTAAGAGGGGAGATTCAATTTCAGTGAACAGATTAAAATAGGGACTTGTATGATAATAGGTACGCACAATTCCTTTACATACCTGAAGCCTAGGACATGGATTGGCAGGCTATTTGCTTCATTCGGAAGATGTCAGGAGGTGACCATATACGACCAATATGAGAAATATGGTGTGAGAGCATTTGACTTCAAGATACGGCTTGACAGGGAAGGAAAGCCGGTAATTGCCAATGGAATGTTCGAGTATATGGATTCAGTAAATGAGCTTAACAGGGCGTTTAACTTCCTTGACAGCAAGGGAGACTGCTATGTAAGGATATGCCTCGAGACAGGGAATGACTTCACAAGGAGTGAAGCACAAGACGCATGGTTCAGGTCATACTGTTCCAAGATTGAGGCCGAGTATCATGGGATTAAGTTCTTCGGAGGAACAGAATCTGTTGAGCCTAGATGCATATACATATTTAATACAAAATACCCGTCATCTGACGGATTCTATGCGTCATGGGCAACAAAGAACAAGCTTGACGACCTTTTCGCAAAGTGGTATGCTAGGAAGCACAATAAAGAAAGCTACGAGAAGGGGACGACAAAGGACATAATGTTCCTTGATTTTGTTAATATAGGAAGGAATTAAAAACAAACTGGGCGGACACATTAAAATGTCCGCCCATTCTTTTTTTTTTTCAACTCATCAAACTTCCGTACTTGCTAATTTTGTTATCATACCATGCCTTTATTGCCTGGTCTAGGAATTCGTTTCTTTCCTTCTCATCAGGATACATCTTTATAAAGGTATCCTGATTATTCATGATATCAAGAACGTCTTGTTTATACATGCTAGCCTTGGTCGGCAGGTGGTTAGTGTCGAGCTGTATGAAAACTGCAACGGCCTTTATCAAGCCGTCGTCACCGGTCTTTTGTTCTGAGGCTCTCATGAAGTTTGAGTCGAGGAATCTCTTTACAAGCTCAACCTTGTCGCTGAAAGACTCGTTTATGATGATACGCTTCATTGATTTACATCTTCCTTTTCTTTAAATAGTTCTTCTTCTTCGTTTTCAGCGTCATAGTTAAAGAGCCTCATTGACAGTGGAAGGATGTAGAATGTTGCGTCTTCAATTGAGAACAGCTCTGTGAAACCAAGTCTCTTCCAGTAATTGTGGCTCTTGAGTGTTTTCTCGACTCCGCACCATATGAAGTCGTACTTTCCGACAAGGTTATCAATATCGAACATTAGCATCTTCTTGTCAAGCCCGCTATTCCTAAGTCTCTCGTCAATAATGAAAGAATGCCCGTTAATCTGCCTGAGCTCTCCAAGGTACATCCCTAATTCAGGGTCTATTATCATAATCGGGCTTCCTTTCCTGATGTCGAAGTCGCAAATCGTCAGCAGGCCGTATATATCGCCTGTGTCTGGGTCATATGCCTTGATTGACCTGTCGAACATCACGTCGGAGTTCATTAGCTGCATTGCGGCCTCGTCAGGGCCTCCTTCAAGCTTGAATGATGTGGAGATAGTCTCGCACATTTTCCATGCGTCAGAGGGCTCCGTATGGCCAATTACGACCATTCCTGTGAGCTCTTCCCTTGTCTTTCTGTTATCGACAATCTTTCCTTCCGTATCCATGCCAATCATTCGATTTTGAATGCGTCATTTTCAACGCTTATGCTGAAGACATGGTCATCTTCAATCTTGTTCTCTAGGATGATGTCGGTGATTTTGTCCTCGATATTATCCTGTATGACCCTTAGAAGAGGCCTTGCCCCGATTCCGTTAGCTTCCTTTGACTTTCTAACACAGAGTTTAAGGACATCGTCCGAGTATGACATGCCGTGGCCAATCTCGTTTACTCTATTGGAGAGTTTGTCTACCTCAATCCTTGCTATTTCTGCCATATTCTCATCCGTCAGGTCGTTGAAGAACACAATTTTGTCAAGTCTGTTGAGGAATTCAGGGGTGAATTTCTTCTTCAGTTCCCTCTCAATGATAGTCTTCTTGTTCTCCTTTTGGTTCTCTACAAAGCCGAGTCCTTCACCCATTTCAGACACGGCCTTGGCCCCTATATTGGAAGTCATGAGTACGATGACGTTTTTGAAGTTGACAATCTGTCCGCTAGAGTCAGTAAGCCTTCCGTCGTCGAAAAGCTGCAGGAATATGTTGTATACCTCCTGGTCGGCCTTCTCAATCTCGTCGAGAAGGAGCACACAATGCTGCTTGTTCTTGATTGCTTCGGTAAGCTGTCCTCCTGTATCAAAGCCGATATATCCAGGTGCTGCTCCTGTAAGCTTTGACACTGAATTCTTCTCGGAGTATTCTGACATGTCAATTCTGACAAGGGCCTTCGGGTCTCCGAATACTTCCTCAGCCAGCTTCTTGGCGATAAGCGTCTTGCCGACTCCGCTAGGCCCGCAGCACAGAATGTTTCCGAGTGTCTTCGTCTTGTCTCCTAGTCCTACCTTGTTCCTCTTAACCACCTTGCAGATGAAGTCTACTGCCTCATCCTGTCCGACGACTGATTTCTTGAGGACCTTGTCGATATTTGAAATCCTTTCCATCTCGTCAACATTCATCTTTGACACGGGTATTCCGCTGATGTCAGATATGGATGACAGGATGTCGTCAATGGTTATGTCTGTTACCGTATGTCCGACCACAGACTGTCTTCTCCTGAAAGAAGCTAGGTCGCTTGTGATGATGTTCTCCTCACCTGATACTGAGTTTACGAACTCGAAGTCTCCCCTGTTGAGGGCTTCCTCCTTCATCTTCTGAATCTCTCTGAGCCTATTCTTCAGCTCCTTTATAGGTTCGTCCTCACAGCTCTTTACGGCAACGCTTGCACCTGCAAGGTCCATGACGTCGATTGCAGAGTCTGGCAGTTCCCTTGTGGTTATGTACCTGTTTGCAAGTTCTACCGTTTTCTTGATGATTTCCGGAGAGTATCTTACGTTGTGGTAGTTTTCATACTTTTCCTTTATGTTCGTCAGGATTGATATGGTTTCCTTGATTGTGTTGGCTTCAACGACAACTTTCTGGAACTTCCTTGAAAGTGATGAGTTAATTTCAATCGTATTCTTGTAGTCCTTGAAGTTGCATGCGGCGATAATCTTTACGTTCCCGTCGTCTAGGATGTCTCCGAGGACTCCGCTCATGTCAGAGTCCTTCTCCTTCATTGACGACTTTAGGATATTCTGGATGTCGTCGATGAACAATATGTACTTGTTCTTGGCCTTAAGCTCTGTGAATAGTCCGCTGATTCGTTCCTCGAACATTCCCCTAAGTCCTGTTCCTCCAATCAGCTTTGAACTGTTAAGGACAAGTATCTCCTTGCCTTCAAGCGTCGGGGGAACGTCTCCCTTCTCTATGAGAGCTGCAAGTCCGTTGACGATGCTTGTCTTTCCGCATCCTCCGTTACCGACGATTACGACGTTGTTCTTCTTCCTTCTCGACAAGACTTTAATCACTTCCTCTATCTTGTCATCGCGCTCGAACACGTCATCGAGCCTACCTTCTTGGTATTTCCTGTTTAGGCTCTCAGTGAATAATGACAGGAACTGGTTCTTCTGGCCTGTTTCGGCCTTCACTTTCGGTGGAATGTCCATTGTAAAATTGTTGTTCTTCTGTATTCTCTGGACACATCTCTCAAGTATGAACGGATATTCAAGACCGAACTTTCTTAGGATGTCTCCCTCGCTATACTTGTTATCTTCATTGAGTACTGCAAGAAGTATGTGCTCCGAGCACAGTTCATTTGCATTGGTCCTGGCCTGCTCAGACGGCGCATGTTTTTTCAGGAGCTCTTCAAGCCTTGGGCTGTAAGTAGGCCTGTCTGATGAAATGCGTCCGTCGGATTCCTCTGACAGTACTGACGCGTACGCGTTCCTTATATTATCAATGTGCTGTTTCGTCAGGCAGTTTGACAGAATCATGCTCGCATGGCAGTTCTTCACGTCCATGAGGGCCAGCATAAGATATTGAACCGTTATGGTACTCGTATGGAATTCAGATGTGAGTACATCCTCGGCATATCCTATGACGTTGTTCAGCTCGAACGAGTATGAATTGTTTATCAGGAATTTCCTCATCTTTTGTTAATCTCATCTAAAATATAACCGAAGCGGCCGTTTTTTAAAGAAACGGCGCGTCATCTTTCAATAATCAGCTGTTTTCTTGCTTTTTTAAAATATTTGACATATATTTGGCATGACCATTTTAACACTTTTATACACATGAAGATTTTTGGCTTTTACAATGAAGGCGTTGACAAGACTTGGTACAGGAGTTCCAACATAGTATTTTCGGAATGTCTGGACCCGTTCGATAGTTACAAGACGCTTACGGTCGTGTTCTCAAACGGAGCGACATACAAGTACAAGAATGTTGAGGTGCAGGACTACCTGATGTTCAGGGATGCTGAATCACAGGGGAAGGCACTTGGAAAGTACATCAAGGCGAAGGGATATGAGTATGAGAAACTTGAAGACTCAGACCTTGAGGCCATACAGAAAGAGCTTGAGGAAAGGACTGACGGATGGCTACGGTACGAGGTTAAGGACGGAATACTTTTAATAACAGATGAGAAGGAAAATGTTTTGTTCAGCTCATCGGATGATGACAAGGGTCTTATAGAGAATGGCGCCGTAGATTTCCTTGAAAGGATTGTACAGGCGATTGGATTTAAACTTAGAAAAAAATAACAATATGGGAATTATCATAAGTTCGTTCAGGGGATGCGGTAAGCAGTACCTGATTGACGAGGTTGGCTCAAACTTGAAGATTGCAGACATTGGGCCGTTCTTCAACTCGATGGATGCCTCTGAGTATGTTGACAAGGTGGTCACGGCAGTAAAGATGTATGACATTGTCTTCATGTCCTATACATCTGATGTAAGGAGTGAGCTTAACTCAAGGAAGATTCATTTTGACTTCTTCTTCCCGAGCATTGACAGGAGGCCGGAGTTTATCGAGGACTTGGTCAGGGACGGAGTACCAATGCCTGTCATCGGAGATATTGACAGGTCTTTTGACTCGATAATAGAGAGTTTTAAAGAAAGTGAGCTTGAGTATGAGCATAAGCATGAGATGTCAGGAAAGGGACATTACTTGCTCAACGATGAGCTGATACAGCGTTATATTCAAGAATGTGAAGCATGAACGAGTTTGACAGGACATATATAACGCTCCTTCACGACGTGTTTGAAAACGGGGTGAAAAAGGATACAAGGAGCGGTGACGTGAGGTCTGTTTTCGGCAGGCAGGTAAGGTTTGACCTGAAGAAGGGATTCCCTCTGCTGTCCACGAAGAAGATGTTCACAAAGGGAATACTGCATGAGCTGCTATGGTTTCTCCAGCATTCATACAACTCGCACGGCTCAATGAACATTGAGTATCTTGTGAGGAACGGAGTTCACATATGGGACGGTGATGCGTTCAGATGGTACAAGTATCTTGTGTCTACAGGTATTGACAGACAGAAAATCAACACTTTCAGACTGTTCGTTGCGGACGAGGATGACTTGTCGTCAGGAAGTCATAATGAGTCTCTTACTACATATGTTTTCGACGGACAGTACTCTGGAGATTTCGGGTTTCTTGAGGACATTGACATGGAACGCTTCCTCGAGTTCACCCTGTTTAGGATTCAGGTGCATTTCATCATGAAGAACGGATATACCTTCAAGTACAGGTTCGGAGATATAGGCCCATGCTACGGCAAGCAGTGGAGGTCGTTCGGTGACAGCGGTATTGACCAGATATCCGACATTGTAAAAAAACTGAAGGATAGCCCGAATGACAGAAGGATTATATGTACGGCATATAATGTACAGGACATGAAGAATATGGCTCTTCCTCCATGCCATGTGATGTTCCAGTTCTATACGAGGAGGCTCACGACTGAGGAAAGGAGCAAGATATACGGGAAGAAGGCTGAGTGTGACGAGCTTGACGAGGCTGGCATACCAACGCTTGGCCTTTCGTGCATGTGGTCTCAGAGGTCATGCGACATATTCCTAGGTCTGCCTTTCAACATCGCTTCATATGCATTCCTGACATATATGATAGCTGAACTTAGCGGAATGGCTCCTGATGAGCTTATAGGGTCGATAGGAGACCTGCATCTTTATGAGGAACATGCTGAGGCTGCACTTGAGCAGTTCACTAGGCTAGGTCAAGAAGACTATCCGAAGCTCCACATCAGTGGGGTACATGAGACTGTGGATGATTTCAATGCAGATGATTTCTCGGTCACTAACTACCATCCTGACGGTGTGATAAAGGCAAAGCTTCTTGTAGGAAACTGAAAAAAATAGGACAACTTATGGCAGCTCCAATGGTTTTGATGACCATTGGAGCTTTTTTTGTTATGACCGAATATTTATCAAGAAAAACATAATAAGATGATTGAAGAACTCTATGACGGATGGGGATTCAGTGATGAGCCACGCGGTATGGACGGTCTTGTCCAGCAGGGTGTTATTGGCCATGACGAGCCTCTCAAGAAAGATATCGAGCTGACTGCAGTGGAGCAGTTCTACAATGAGGAAGGCTTCGTGAACACCGACCTTATTGAGGGCAAGTGCGCATGCAACCCATAATGTTTATCAGATGAAGATTTTCATACGAGAGGAAGACATTCGCAAGCTTAGGCAGGATAAGGACTTTCCTGCCGAGGACAAGTTTCTCATTGGTGGGGAGAAGAACCCGCCAGTGGGAGGCAATTTCTATCATGTCTGCGAATCGTATGATGGCCTAAGGCCTTTGGACTCTTCCATGCGTCTTTCGCTTCTTGACCTTGCAGACATGGCCTGGAGAGAGATTAGCGACGGAAGCAGCATGGAGAGGGTCCTGTATGACTATCATGACAACAAGCTATATCTTGTAATAGACTATTCGAGGTTTGACGACAGGGATGACTTTGTCGGGAGGTATTTCAACGACGAGCTTTCAAGTCTGTCATTCGACTCAGAGTTCAGACCAGATATCAGTGTCATTTCCGTAGATGAGGCACTTGGACTTGGAGACGTCTATGACCTGTACACGAACGAGCTTGTGTACGAGTCGATGAGGATTGGCCTTGCATATGAGTCTCTTAGCAGGTTCCTAAACGAGGAGGTTGTTGCGGACGGAAACAGTGAGCACAACCCGTATGCCAAGCACTGGAAGGAGGAGAGGGATGCGATGAAGTCGTTCCTCGAGAAGTATGGCAAGCTGATGACTAGCAAGGAGAACGGAAAGACATACAAGGTATACTATGACGAGACTATGTCAAGGCTAATCGGATATGACTACTGCATATGCCTGCAATATGACCCGATGCTCATGAAGCCGGGCTCGACAGTATACATAAGGGCTCTTGACAAGTTTACTGAGAGGATGTTCCAGGCGAACTTCGATACTCGTGGAAAGGACAATATGTCCGGCACATATGACGATACTGTCTGAGTACTAGACTTTTTAGCCATTCCAGAGTATTTATTGATAAATGCCGGTTTATTCGGCAGTGAAATAACGAAAGTTAACTATCTTTATTCATGGATAAAAATATTAAAAACAACGATACTCTTCAGAGAATGAAGTCGTTGATGATGTACGGAAGCGTGAACGAGTCTCACCAGAATCCGTACAGCACGATTGAGTACCAGAAGGTCGGTGCCGACGGCAAGGTCTACGGAATCGTCAGGGAGGGTACTAAGTACTACATCAAGGTCGCTGACAACAAGCCGAACCTTGTGACAGAGGATTTCAACTACATTGGTGGTTTCAGGAACCGTTCCGACTATGCATACAACGGTTTTGCAAATGCACAGAAGAACTTCGAGCTCAAGATGATGTCAATCAAGGAGTCCGTAAACAACAATGCATACAATGCAGAGAGCTGGGACCTTGACAAGAAGGAGAACCTCGTTGTCGAGGCAACTGAGAACATGAGGAAGGAAATCCTCAGGGAGAAGCAGATTATGGCCAATGTCTCTAACATTAACGAGAACAAGCCTTGCTGCGGAGACCCGTTCTGTGATAAAGCAGATGCCCAGTATCAGGCAAAACAGAACATTTCTAAGGGGACCAATGAGTGCGGAGACCCAGAGAAGGCAAACAAAAAGGGTAAATTCAAGAAGGCAAGCCTGAAGAATACCGACCTCAAGGAGGGCGAGGTTCTTGGTTGGCATGACAGCAACGGAAATCCGAAGGAAGACCATTATATGGACAAATCCCATGGAACTAAAATCGGAAGCAGCTCTCCTTTCGACGATGCCGAAGGCAAGCAGATTGACGGAACAGGAAATGACAACCCGAAGTCATCAGACATGAAGAACGGTGTTGTTGAAGAGGGTGAGTCAATGCACGACAAGGACAACCAGAACACCCCTTCAGTAGGTGTTGGTGAGATTGGTGACAATGCTCCGTTCGACGGTAAGATGGGTAAGCAGATTGACGAGGCTGATGACTTTGAGGAAGATGAACCTATCGATGACGATGATGTTGAAGGATTCGGTGACGAGGATGCTGAAGGATTCGATGATGAGGATGCTGAAGGATTCGATGACGAAGAAGGTGCTGACGATTTTGGCGGAGAAGACAATTTCGACTTTGACGAGTCAGATGATGACCTCGATGGTGAAGATGATGACGATGAGGATTCTGTCTACATTGAAGACCTCGAAGACAGGATTAACTCAATGGAGGAGATGCTCATGAAGATTGCCGATGCCGTAGGTGTTGAATCAGACACCGTCGATGCCGATGATTATGAGGACGAGGACATTTTCGACGATGACGCTGATGATGATGAGGAGAACGATTATGAGCTTGAGGTCAGTGATGATGAGCCTGAGCTTGCTGAAGAGGGCAGGAACAGGGTACGTGTCATTGAGAGCGCAGGCTACAGGCGTGCAATCCGCAGGATGAACGAGGAGAACAGGCTTGACGACTTCGGAAGGCATCCAGCATACAGGAAGAAGGTCATGACGCTTCCTACCCACAATCATCAGGAGATGCCTGACTACTATGACATGAACGATGATTCTGTCAAGACCGACCTTCCTTATGGAAGGCAAATCGGAGACGGTGCCCCGTTCGAGGTTTCCCCTGAGGAAATTGCCAATGCAATCGCAGAGTCCATCATCAAGTTAAAAAAAAAAGATAACTGAAAATGAACAAAGGCCTACCAGGCTGAGAGTACCTTCTGAACCTGAAGACGATTTCGATTCGATGGATATGCCTCAGCTTGGTGACAGCATGCCCGGATTACAGCCTGACGGCGGTGCTGATGAGAATCAGGATATGGGTATGCCTGACATGAATGACGATATGGGCGAAATGGATACTGACATGAATGAGCCCGAGGAAAGCGAGGGAGCTTCCGAGATAATGGATATCGTCAACGGCCTGTCACGTGATGACCAGAAAGCTGTTAAAAAATATGCTGAAAGCCTTAAGGACGAGTCTTCTGGAAATGATGATGAGAAGGATGATGAGATTCCTGACAACATGCAGATGGAAGGTTTTGTCAGGGAGACAATGGGCTCCATGACTAATTCCAGGAGAGACAGGCCGAACAACAGGATTCCTAAAGAGTATAAGGGAATCAGGAAAAATCCTTTCAGGCCTTAAGGATTTTTTTTCAACAATCATAACTATTGAGCGGTGCAGCCAGTGATGGTAGCACCGTTCTTCTTTTGTGACCTATTTATTGGTAAATTAGCCCAATAGGTTATGAAAATTTACAAGGTTAACAAGGACAAGACGCTCAATAAGGTATTTGAGGGCAAGATTTACAAAAAAAGTGAATTGCTTCTAAAGGAGGATAATGGCCAAATTTCAGCCACAATGAGCGGCGTCAGGGGTATTCAGAATGCATTCAACAATGCCAACCAAATCCTGTCGAAAAACGGAAATGTCAAGAATGTTCAGGTTGATGCCGGAAACATTGACAGTGTACAAGACAAGAGCAAAGGAGAGGGCGTTGGAATTTCAATACCAGTTGATGCAAACGGTTCACAGAAGACTGCACTTGACAAAATTGTCAAAGACCCTAATATGAATGACGCTAAGATTAGCTTTACAAGGCCTAGTTCGACAAACAACATGCAGACTGAGTCAAGGAGGCTGTCTGAAATGAGAAAGAATGGCCTTATTTTCACCAAAGAGGAGATGGACAGATTTTTAAAGACGATTTAAGCATGAAAAAAATATATCTCAAGGAAGAATCCCTTAGGGACAACAAGGAGGAACTTCTCCTACCGAAGTTCATATACAGGGCAGTGATGAAAGGGAATACTCCGATTGGGGGAAATAGTTCCCTACCGGATTCTGACAGCCATGGCTTTGAGTACAGAATGCTCAAATCCAGGATGTCAGACATATATGCCAGCCTAGGTAAGTTCGGATATGACGGGAAGTCCTCAGAAGAGCTAAAGACTGAGCTGTCCAGACTTTTGACTGAATGCGCAGAGCTTGAGAAGCCTGTCAGGCCTTTCCTTGAGAAGCTTTGTTTCAATACGCTGGTAAAGATGTTCGACATTCCTAGTGAGATTATGACAATTGACTGCAAGCTTGTCGACAAAGTAAAATTGTCCTCCAAGGTGACTGTAAAGCCTGACGATTCTCTTACATCCGACTATATGTTCGAGGACTCTGACGAGGCCGAGGAAATGAAGAAGGAGATTGAAAAGAGGATGATGATAAACACCCTCATACAGGGGGCTTCATATGCATTGTCAAACAAGCACGACCTGTATTATGAAGGACTCAGGTCTGTCAACAGGAAGCTATCCTGGTACTACAACAGGATTAACGTCATAAACGACTACCTGACGTTCATGGAGAAGGCTGACATAACCGACAAGAACCCAAGGCAGGGGTCTACCGTAGAGGTTACTGTAGGCACAAACATGGACAAGGCTACGGTCACAGCACAGGGAGTGATATTTCCGCTTCTGCTAAGGGAAAGCATAAGGGGTATGCTTGAGCTTTTCTCATATCACAGCCTCCCATCCGACGTTGACAAGGCTAGATATATCGTGAACAAGTCCGACTTCCTACTTGCTGAGCCGTGGAATATGAGGTTTGGGATACCGATGTGGGAGAGGATTGAACGGTTCTTCAGTGACACAAAGATGTTTCCGTATTCATTCATGATTTTCACAGAAGCACCAGAGGGTGAGTTTTCCAGAGTGCTTAAGAATATGTTCCTCAGGACAAAGAATAGCCTGAGGTTTGCGTCCAGACTGGCTGATGAGGCAAGCGAAATGAAAGATTACTTCGGATTCAAGGAGAAGATGGATATGAAGAGGCTTGACAAGACTCTTATAGGAGACAGCTATTTCTCAGCTGACGAGCTGGACACTGTTTCAATCGATTCTGATGACGAAGGCGAGATAATTGAAGGCGTATGATTGACATGAGGGATATGGCACTGGACTATGCACAGTGCTGTGCTGACAAGAGCAGGATTAAGTTCATCGAGAAGTACTTCTACACATTTAATGCCACTAGCGGAAGGAAGACTCCTTTTAGGCTTTTCCCGAGGCAGAAGGCTTTTCTTAGGGCTCTTGCTGACAACAGGAACGTTATAGCAATCAAGCCTAGGCAGTGCGGAATAAGCACACTAACATCTGCCTGGGTGGTAGCACAGTGTGCATTCTCTGACAGTGAATCTCCTGAGACTGTTCTTTGTATTGCCAACAAGCTTGAGCAGGCGCAGGAGCTTATTATAAAGATAAGGGAGTTCCTAATGCAGGTCCCAAGATGGTACTGGGGACAGGACTACTATTCCGTAGACCCAAACTCAGACAAGAACACGAAGAGTATCTTCAAGAAGGACTCTAAGGCTTCAATGGAGCTGTTCAACGGATGCAGGATTATAGCAAGGGCCAGCGGTCCGAATGCATCCCGTGGTATATCTGCAGTTTCCGTGCTTATCCTTGATGAGGCTGCGTTCATCGAGAGCGGCTCGACTGTATATGCAACAGCATCTGCTACCATGGCATCAAACCCTAACTCGAAGACAGTCATGGTGTCAACTCCTAACGGCAAGGACGAATTGTACTACAACACGTACAGGCAGGCATTGTCAAAGGAGAATAACTTTACGGCAGTTGAGTTCCACTGGTATCAGGACCCTAGATTCAACAAGAATCTGAAATGGTATAAGAAGCTTGAGAGCGGTAAGAAGTGGGACAATGACCAGACAATTGACAAGGAAGGCAGCGTAGAATACAACGAGGAACGGTGGAAGAGGCTGGAGAGGGAAGGATGGACCCCGACATCTCCATGGTATGAGGAAATGTGCAAGAGCTTCAACAACGACTCCATGAGGATTGCACAGGAGCTTGACGTTTCGTTCATGGGTTCGTCAGACAATGTCGTCGCAGCTGAATATATCGACATGCAGAGCACAATGAATGTCAGGGAGCCCCTTGACAACTTCAAGGACCCAATGACTGATTCCACGTGGTTCTGGAAGGAGCCCATTGACGGACACCGATATATCATTGGTGTTGACCCGTCAAGGGGTACTTCAGCGGACCAGACCGCCATCGAGATTATCGACATGGACGGAAGGGACGAGAACGGAATGCCGATAATAGAGCAGGTAGGTGAATATGTCGGAAAGAAGCTAGGAGACGACATCGGAGCACTTGTATTTCAATACGGAAAACTGTACAATGATGCGTTCATCGTAGTGGATGCAACTGGAGGACAGGGTGACGCGGCAATACTGACACTACTGAACCTCGGATACAAGAACCTGTACTATGAGGACGGGAATCAGAAGACATATACACTGCAGAATCAGTCCTACCAGAGGGAGACCTATATGGACAGGCTCCCAGGATTCCATTTTCAGGGAAACAGGTACCCGGTTCTTTCAAACTTCGCAGGGCTTGTAAGGAACAACGAGTTCAAGATTCGTTCCACAAGGGTCATTAATGAGCTTGACACATGGATATTCAAGGGAGACAACGGCAGGATGGACCATCAGGCAGGGAGCCATGACGATACGATATGCGCGCTTGCGATGGCACTTTTCGTGATGCAGTTCTCTCTTAGCAAGATTGAGGCCACCGTCCAGAAAGACAAGGCAATACTTAAGGCGTACATGACATCTTCTACATTCAAGACGGCTCCGTCAGTTAACAGGGACTCGCTTTTGATTAGTGACAACATACAGGCTCCACAGTTCATAACAGAGAAGACGCTAAAAAAGGTCGATTCGAGGATTGGAGGGTCATATATGTGGCTGTTTGCCGGGTATTATTGAGGCTTTGAAAAACATAATTTCAGGCTATATTTTGGCATAAAAGCATAATGTTATGGAACATAAGGAAACATCATCAAACGATAATCCCTGCTGGGTGCTTGCAATGCAGCTTCTAAGGAATCCATTCAGGAAGGGCGGAGTATTCGAGGAATACATGAGGTCCAATTCTGTAAGGTGGGGAGAATAAAAACAAAATAGATAGAAATGCCTAGGAAAAGAACTATATTCCAAACCCTTGACAGTGCCATGAGGGGAGACTGGACAGATATCGGAGCAAGCAAGAGCGTCGCTTCATATGATATGTCCAGCAAGGGTAGCGACATAATATACAGGACTGACAGCAAGACAGACTATGAGAACAAGAAGCTTGAGCTGAGGCAGAACAAGTATATGCATGACAGGTGGGTAAGGGCAAATATAGACCTGTCGATAAACGCATTCTCAGGGCTGAACAAGCTGAAGCTGATGTTCAACGAAGTAGACCTCATGGACTCAAGTCCTGAGATTGGCGCAGCATTGGATACCTACTCGGAAGAAGCCTCAATAGCGAATTCAAAGGGTATGGTTGTCAACGTGTACTCAAAGTCTGACAGGGTGAAGAGCATACTTGAGGACTTGTTCGTCAACAGGCTCAATGTCCAGGTAATGGCCCAGATGGTGATACGCGGAATGTGTAAGTACGGAAACCAGTACATGCTTCTCGACATCGACTCTGAGTTCGGCGTTAAGGGATGGAGGCAACTGCCTGTGTTTGAGGTCGAGAGGGTTGAGGACGGAATCAGTGGCTCATATGGATTGTCGATGCCAGTTACCACGAACCAGAACGGTGACAAGGACTACTCGACGAAGTTCATATGGTATAACGAGAGGAACACAAGCAAGCCGTTCTTCAGCTGGCAGGTTGCACATTTCAGACTTCTTGGAAACTCAATGTACCTTCCATACGGATGCAGCATTCTGAACTCAGCAAGGAGGCATTGGAGGATGCTTTCCCTCATGGAGGACATGATGCTCATCTACAGGCTTGAACGTTCAATGGAGAGAAGGGTATACAAGGTGTTCGTCGGGGCAATCGACGATGCTGACGTAGGTGCCTATGTGGAACAGGTTGCAAGCAGCCTTAAGAGAGCTCCGATTATCGACCCAATGACAGGACAGATTGACTTGAGGAAGAACATCCTCTCGATTGATAATGATATCTTCATTCCTGTAAGGGACCAGAATGCTCCGAATCCGATTGACACACTGTCGGCAGGTCAGAACCTGACTGCAATGGACGACATCAAGTATATTCAGAAGAAGGTTCTAGCTGCACTTAGGATTCCAAGGGCATTCCTTAATTTCGACGAGACAACCGGAGAAGGCAACAACCTTGCACTGATGGACATTCGTTTCACAAGAATGGTCAACAGGATTCAGCAGTCGTTCCTGATGGAGCTCACGAAGGTTGCTACGATTCACCTCCATCTGCTCGGCTTCGAGGATGACCTTACGAATTTCACGCTGACCATGAACAATCCTTCCACACAGGCTGACCAGCTTGAGATTGACACGCTTGCCAAGAAGGTGGATGCCATAAGGGATGCTGTGTCAGACCCCGGAAACGGACTTCAGGTTATGTCGCTCCAGAGGGCGTTGAAGGATATCATGAAGTGGTCCGAGAAGGAAATCAAGGAGAACTTCGAGGAAATAAGGCTTGAGAAGGCAATTGCAGCAGAGCTTGAGAAGACCCAGCAGATTATCAAGAAGACTGGAATCTTCGATACTGTCGACAGAATATATGGAGAACCTGGAGCAGAGTATAACGACGACCAAGGCGGCATGGGTGGAGACCAGGGCGGCATGGGCGGAGGCGGAGGCCTCGGAGGACCGATAGGAGGTGGCGGAGGACCAACTGACTTCGGAGACGAACTTGGAGGACTTGGAAGCCCTGGCTCTGACGAATCAGGGTCAATAAACGGAAACGAAGGCTCAGAGCCTATGGACCAGACTGGAGGCGGAGGAGGAAATGAAATGCCGACACTGGACCTGTCATCCATAACACCTAGGAAGGCCAACCTTAATGAAGGTAATGCTTTGTTCGACAAGCTAATGACGTCCATTAAGGGTAATGATAACAGCGTGAATGAGACAAAGCATATACGTGCTGACGTTTTCAACAAGGCATTCATGTTCAATGAGGAGATTGACAAGATGATTGAGTCAATCGACGAATTCTCTGACAAAAAGGAGAAACTATAACCTATTTATTGACAAACGTTTTAGAATATGCTTAAGCAGAAAATGTCCAAGGAAGAGATTGGACAAGTTAAGAAATATACAAAGCTACTGTCGGAATGCGCCGAGCATTCCGACCTTAAGGCATACGACAAGGTTATGTCAATGCTTAACGAGACAATCGATGCCGCAAGGAAGAGGCAGGAACTTGCAGAGGACGGAGACACGCTTCTGTTCGGAAAGCTCAACTCCATCGTAGAGTCATCGCTGATGGACTCGCTGAAAAATAACAGCAAGTCGATTGGAAGGGTAATCAAGGCCATTAAGGAGGACAAGAACCTTCTTGGACAATTCAAGCTGATTGAAAGTATCAGGAGCTATGTTCCGTCTGACAGCGATGTCATTTCACCTGAGAAATACCTAGATGCAGCTATTAGCGAGAATCTTTCAAAGGTGAACAAGAAAAAGGTCAATGAATCCAACAGTAAGTTCAGGGATTTTATCTTCAAGAACGGCATGGTGTCCAAAGGCCCTTCAAACAAGGCTGATTTGGCCCTTTTTGAGGCCGTACACGCGCTTTCTACGCTCGAGTGTATACCAGCTAACCTCTACGAAATTGAGCGCGCCAAAAAGCAAATATGCGAGTCTATGATGAAGAATCAGACCGTAAGGGAGGAGAAGCTTTCGCTTGACAAGATTCTTGAGGGAATCGGAGGAAACAAGGACTCTGAAGAAAGGGGAATAAAGGCTTTCAAGGAGCTTAAGGAGATGGCTAGCATGTGCTGCGACAAGATGATTTGTGACGAGTGTTCGACAAGCGAAGAGGTCTCCATGGCTAATGACATCAAGGAGTCAATATCTAATCTTGAGTATGACGGCGATATCAAGAACGGAAACGTTAGGAAACTTCTTGAACTGTCACTGCTGCTCATTAAGCCTACGGAATAATCTGTTGGAACTATAGTTAAAAATGGACGGCTGGCATTCTTTCGTGCCAGCCGCTATTTATTTAAAAATGTCCTATGGGATTTTTCAAGAACGTTCTATCATCAATAGATTCTCAGTCTCCGATTAGCGTGAACGGAATCACGCTTCTCGTATCGTCGTTCATCGGCATGCTACTTGGCATTACGATGTGCGTCGTGCTTGTGATTGACGTGCTAACCAACGGATACGTGAAGACTGACCTTACGGATGCGGGAATATTCCTGCTTTGCAGCGGAGGATACATTGCCGGAAGCGGTGTTCCGAAGACAATCGTTGATTCAAGGATGGCAAAGAGTGCTAAGTTCAGGAATAACAAGAAGTTTGAGGGAGTAAGCGACCTTGTTGAGAACGGTGAGAATTATTCCAAGGAAGAGGAGGATAATGAATATCATGGATAAGCAAGTTTTGAAATTCGTAGAAAAACTGGAGGGATTCAAGACAGCATGCCAGAATGCACACTGGGATTCACCTAACATGTCACAGCATGAGCTTCTTGACAAGATTGGAGACTCTATCGCCGAGTTCGAGGACAAGGTGGCAGAGGTAGAGCAGTCAATACACGGTAAGCTTAAGGTTAACAAGCTCAAGCCAGCGCCTTACAAGATGAAGAGCAGGGAGGGCTTCATACTGGACATAATCAATGAGACAAAGAGGTTCTACAAGCGCCTCAAGGGAGACGACTACATCGGAATGAGGAGCGACTGCGAGTCATTCATAAGTGAGATGCAGAGATACAGATACCTCATGACATTCACCCTAAGGGAAAATCTGAGGAGGAGACTTAAGGGAGAGGAAAATATTAATGAAAATATTAGCAAGAATGTTATCAGGCTAACAGAGTCTGATTTGAGCGGCATTATCATGGAGACCGTCAATAGGATTCTAAGAGAAGATATTGAAAATGTTGGATATGATGACTGATGACAGTCAAACATTAATTTTGAAGTTGTTTAGAGCGAACCATTCAAAAGGTTCGCTCTTTTCTTTTGATTCGTCTGATTTTCCCTTATACTTTATTATGGAAATAAAGATGAACTATGTTATCTGCATACCCCGTAGAATACTGGATGATATGGTCGAACTACATTAAGGTTCTCCTACTCGTCCTTTCAATACTAATACTGCTTGAGTATATAGCACATTTCGTATCTGTCTTTTGGCTGGAGGAGGGAAAGCTGATTGACAAGGACCATAGTCTGAGGCTGCTGTTTATCGTCCTGGCGGTAATAATCACATCAATAATAGCATGATGAAGAAGAACTTGCAAGACAGGATTGACCAGCTCTCCGCATATTTCGTGAGCATGGAGAGATACAATGACGCCATCATAGTAAAGATGTCGTTTCCACCAAGATGGACTGTGGGCCCTAGTGAGGACGGAAGAATCAAGGTGACCGTCGGCGATGAGAACGGATATTACTATTTCTATGCTGATTCCAACGATGCCACATATGACGACATATTCTCCCTTATCGAAGAGACTGTCTCAGTCAATGAGACGGCACTCAAGAAACTTGAGCTGCTGAAGGCTAAGGTAGAGGAGCTTAAGATGATATTCTCGGACCCAGAAAAGTCTTTCGATGAGCTTGAGTCGATAGAGTTCAAGTTCGGAAAAAAGAAAAGGCAAAGGAAACCGCAGGCGAAAGCTGTGGAAGAAATAAAGCTAGAAGAGGCTGAAGAAGAAAAAACTACAGTAAATGAAGACTGAAATAAATCCATGGTATCTGCTAGTACTGTTCTCAGTGCTTGCATATTCAATTTCAAACCATTTCGTGTTCGCTCACGGTCCGTTCCATATCTATGACAGGATAAGGAGCATTGCAGACAGGATTGGCACTGGGTTCGGAGAGCTGTTTCACTGCATGATTTGTTTCCCTTTCTGGGTAGGGCTCGTACTTTCACTGTGTGACTACTTCTTCCTGTACGGCACTCCATTGACACCGTTCAACATCCTACAATTTTATACGAACATGCACTGGGCTGCCGTTGCATTCCTTGATGGAATGCTCGCATCAGGAATCGTCTGGCTCATACATACATTGCAGGAGTTCTTCGAGAGGATTTATAACTTTGAGTCTGAGGATGAGTGAGATTGACAAGGAGCTTTCAATGTTAAAAAGCGAAAGGGCCGCTTCAAGGATTGCGCTAGACGGACAAAGGGACTACTATGCAGCAATGATGAGGAACGGACTCGGAAATGAGATTGATGAGGCGCTGAAGGGGAACCTCAGGCTGAAAATGACGACGAAATCTAAGATTAAAGACTGGATAAGAAAATATTTCTGGCATGATAAAGATGGACTCGATAGCACTGGCTGAAACGTGCAGTGAGTTTTCTAGGAAACTATTCGAGGGAGGTATTACAGGGGCAACAGTATCAATAAGCCTTCCTCAAGAAGAGTTTAAGAAACTCAACGATGATTTCTTCTATAGGGTTGGACACGGAGAAGATGATGAAAATAACCGCAACGAATATGAGGAAATCGTAGTAACACTAGATAATGGAATGAAATTGGTAGTCGATGTGTTGGACGGGGCTTAATGGTCCCGTCCAACTATTTATGGGAAATGACAAGTTTTGATATAATATGTTTAGTTTTAGAACAGTAAAATTCAATACAAAGGATGGGACTCCTAAAATCGTGATACTCTTGACAGGAGATGATATCGACAAGACTGATGAGTTTAAGGATGCCATCAAGAACAAGTACGGCGCAAGCTGGATTGGGAACCTGAAGACATGGGGATGGTATGTTCCTCCAAAGAGGGAGAAGATGCTGGAACTGATAAACAGCAAGGTCAAGCCATGCATAGAGTTCTTAAGGGCGAATGAGAAGAATAATAGCTCAAACGAAGATAATGCCATTAGTATTGTTGATGAACTGCTAAAGATGCTTGCAAACACCGAGGAGAAGGCTGAGAAGGAAGCAGACGGGAATGTTTATCTGTCATCCAAGCAAATAATGGCAAAGGTCTATGATTTCAAGAAAAAGCTAATCAATGCTGTAACGTCAGAAGACTTCAAGAAGCTTTTCATTCCGATTATCAACCTGAAGAGAGTACAAGGAAAAGGATTTTCGTTAAAAAACACGATACTGGCATGGGTTCAAAGACCGAATATGACTCTCATCAAGAGCAAGGCTGACTGGAATGCAATGAACAGGTCAGTAAAGCCGGATGCAGTCCCTATCGCCCTTTTTAAGCCATATGGAGGAAAGAAACTCCATAGCGGCCAGAGGAATAGGAAAAATGCTGAGCAGGAGTGGATGAATGCCAACCATATCACAAGCAAGTCTGAAATGACTCCGGGTGATAAGGAGCGGTTAAGACATTACCTTAATGCAGAATCAACCGTCGGAAAATACAAACTTGTCGCAGCATTCTATGACTATGCAGATACAATACAAATGGAGGGCAAGGAAGACATTGTAGGAGATATTCAGCATGTTGACACAGACTGGTACAATGATACAGGAAATGAGACTGAACTTGTCAAGGAGAAGATTGAGGCATTGCTTAGTGTAATTCAAGACTCAGGAGTGAAATTCCAGAAGATTGACTCTCTTGGAGGGGCGCTAGGCGTGTCTAAGGGTGGCGTCATTGAAATACTAAATAACGCCGCAATGAACTCAAACATGTTCATGACAATAGCTCATGAGTTTGCACATGAACTGCTTCATCAAAGATACCTGAAGGATAAAAATAATGAGTTCAGCCAGTTCTATATCGGTAAGGATGATGGAAGGGGACCCATTGAACAGCAAGCCGAGCTGACGGCATGGATTGTCCTTAACTTCTACGGATATGACATACAAGAGGCTATTAACTATATGGCTGTGTGGGGTATGACGGACGAGAAGGCTGCGGTTAAGGCGTTTGACATGGTTGCAAACGTTTCAAACTTCATCATCGAAAAACTTAACGATAAAATAGTAAAAAATAGAGGCCTGCAAGAATCTGTGTTTAGAGCCGATGAAACAAATATTACCGGACTTAAAGTTGCAAAGCTGTTAGGCCCAGAAGCAGTGGCAGCATATAACGCCGGTCTGGAAGAGCTTAGAAACGAGGATGAAGAAGACCCAGAAGAAGAGCCAGAGGAAGAGTCAGAGGAAGAGCCAGCAATTGGCCTTAGGGAGGCTATAATGTCGGAAATTGAAGCACAGATATCACCGTCATTAAAACGTGACCACGAGAATGCAAGTGAGAAAGTATCACAGCTCGCATTCGGGGATGATTATGGCAAGGAGTATACTGCAAGTGATTTCAACCTTCAAGATAAGAAGACAAAGAAGAACGAGTCATTCATGAGAAACGATTTCCAGAAAATCGTCGAGAAGCAAAAGTTTATGGACATCCTATCAAGAATGATGAATCTTTGAAATTGAAACGAATATAAATATGGACAAGAAACTTATAAGATTAACAGAACAAGACCTTCACAGAATTGTGAAGGAGTCTGTGAATAGACTACTTAACGAAATTTCAGCAGATTTGGCTGACAGGGCGGCAAGAAAGGCTTTTCGGATTGCTAGGGAAGGTTACGGAAAATACGGGTCAGATAATGAAATACCTTTTGATTCGCCGCATGGAAAGAAATTCCTTCAAGGCGAAAGATTCTTGAAATATCGTAATGAAAAACTAGGAGGTAAAGATGGTATCGGAATATATTACCCCAATGGTGATGATTCAGTGATTGTACTTAAGAACTATAATACTGGTGAAATCATCACAAAGCCTTGTAGAAGCATCAAGGAACTTGAGGTTGAGTACAACAAATACAAAGCACAGCAGCATTAAGTATTATTGACTAAAAAAGAAACGGACGGCTTGAAACCGTCCGTTTTTAAATTTTGTGGAAAATATGTTGAGTGCCCTCACTTTAGTAGCTCCTTTGCCTTCTGCATCTTCTCAATCAGCGCGTTTCCATTGTGATGCTCCACAGACTCCATGTAAGACTGCAAGCCTTCCCTTCCTTCGATGCTTATATATGCATTTGGAGTTGAAGGCTGGGAGACTACATCCCAGCATATGAGCTCGAAATCATCTCCGACGATGTACTGCCCCATCTTCTGCTCGACAGAGCCAACTCCCCTCGATGACACGCCAATCTTATATCCGTTCAGCAGGAGGTTTGCAACCTGGTCTCCGCAAGACGTGACAATGCCATGCTTCCTGAAGCCCTCAGTCGTATTCAGCTCCATCTTACCGACAAGGGTCCTTCCCTCCCAGTGAAGCTCGACGATTTTATGGGATACCCTGCTGAGGTCTATGGTACTCTCGGCAGGGTGATTGCACTCACCCATAGACCTACTGTCTTCGATGAGCTGCTGGTACTTCGCAACCTGCTCCTTCAGTACACGCTCAGGATAAATCCTGCCGTTTGCGTTCTTTATCCCGAATTTCTGAAACACTGCATCCACTATGAACGGATTTGGAACATACCATCCGTCACCACCAAGGCCCTCGTTTACCCTCCTAGACCTGTCCAGTTCCATATACCCGTCATTCTCAATCAGAAGACCAGTGCCAACATTGTTCTTCTTTATTTCTACAAGTTCTCTCTTTTCAACGTCCATGATATACAATTTACGGCGTTAAGCCGTTCTTTAGCCATAAATACTTAACTGCGAGCTAAAAACGGAATAGACCGTGCTATTTATCTGTAAATTGCCTAATGATGGCAGAAAAAATAGAAAAATAACAAGTTTTGCTCACAAATGATTGAAAAATTGAAACTTCCGAAGATTTTCGCGATGTTTCACTATTTATTGTTAACAAGCGCGAGCCACACCAAGATTAGGTATGATGGCAGGCTTGGAAATCTTTTCAAATAAATCTAATATTTTTCTAACACGGTATGAAGAAAAATAACATAAAGACAGACATAGTCAAGGAATCCCTTGCAGACTACGAGTCAATTGCGAATTCTCTCAAGGAGAATACCAAGAGCGCAGTTAAGTCGCTGCTGAGCGAGACTGTCAAGGAAGCCTATGCGAAAATGCTCGCAGAGGCAGAGGACGATGACTATGACGAGGATGAAGTGGAAGATACAGCCGAACAGACTGAGGACGGAAACGACAAGGCCGAAGATGTGAAAGCTCAGGATGAAACTGAGGATGCAGCCGCAGACGTTGACAATGATGGCACTGAGGATGCCACGGTAGACGATGACGATGATGATGTCACGGTAGACGAGACTGACATTGAAGTCGGAGATGACGGAGAAGGCGGCGAAGATGAATGGGCCGAGTTCGACAAGTACAAGGTAGGTGAGGACGAGTATGACTTCACGAATGCGCAAGACGATGAAATCGTAAAAGTTTACAAGCTTCTGAAGAACGGCGACGAGGTCGTCGTGAACCAGTCTGACAACCAGGTTCACCTTCAGGACAATGCGGCTGGTACCGAATACCTGCTTGATTTGGGAGGTGCCACAGCTGACTACCAACCTAATCAGGAAAATGATTTTGAAGACATGAACGAATCACAGGAGAGGCTCTTCGAGCTTGTGCTCGAGTATGACTCTAACGTCGGCTACACGGACAACTACCAGAATAAGGACGTGATGACCAATGACGGAATGGAGGAGCCAGCCAACTCAAGTTCCACGAACGACTGGGACAAGGGAGTACCACACGGAACAAAGAAACCGTTCAGCGGTTACAAGGCACACAAGTCAACTGCTGACAAGCCTTTCAATGCAGGAAGGGGAAAGCAGGTAGAGGAAGGACTTGACCTTGACGGAGCAGTCACCGAGCCTATCAACGACGAGGAGGAACTGCAGGAGCTGTACACGGGGCAAGAACACACAGCAAATGTCGGAAGTACTTCAAAGACTTACGGTCCCAATAGAAAGAATCCTAGGTCCCCAAGGAATGGCTCTGCGGCAGGACAGAAAATAAAAGGCACTGCCGATAACCCATACAGCCCAGGTTCTGCAAACGAGTCGTTCGAGAGGAAGCTCAACAAGATTGTGAAGGAGAACAAGGCAATGACCTCAGCTCTTTCCAAGTTCAGAGACGCCCTCAAGGAGGCTGCGGTTGTCAACTACAATCTCGGAAAGGTTATCTCCCTTATCTCAGAGAACACTACGACAAGCGACGAGAAGAGGGAAATCATCTCAAGGTTCAACAAAGAAGCCAAGACGGTTAAGGAGTCTGACGCTCTCTATGAGTCCATCAGCAGGGACCTTCAGAAGGCCCACAAGATGAACATCACCGAGGACAAGCAGATGAACGTCGAAGGTTCAAAGAGAATCAACGAGACCCCAATCTACAAGTCACCTGAGGTACTCGAGTCACTCGACCTGATGCACAGGATGATGAACTGATTGGGAAAAACGCCGAGACCGTAGTATTTATGGTTAACATGCCCGCCGGGAATCGGGCATGACGGCGGTTAACGCCGGGAAAAATCCCATGAAACATAACTCAAGTAAAAAACACTTAGAATCTTAATATGAAAGAATTCTTGAATAGTGGCGTTGTCGGAAACATTGAGTACAACGCACAGAAGCAGATTCGTGAGTCCATCCAGAAGCGTTGGGATGACCTCGGCTTCACCGAGGGTCTGCCCAGTGGCATCCGTGAGAACGTCGCAACTCTGTACGAGAACGAAGCAAAGCACCTCATCTATGAGGCCACCGCAGCTGACAACAGCGGTTCTTTCGAGACCGTCGTGTTCCCTATCATCCGTAGGGTATTCTCAAAGCTGCTCGCCAATGACATCGTGTCCGTCCAGGCCATGAACCTTCCTGTCGGCAAGCTGTTCTTCATCCTCCCCGTTACTAGCGAGAGGGAATATGACATTCCAGACGGAACAGCTCCTGGCGACATCGCAGACGGTACGACTGGCCGTCATACAGGCCTCATGGGCTACGACCGCACCAACCGCAACAAGGAAGGTCGTGTTGAGCCGAGGTACTACCTCCCAGACGAGACCATCAACGAGCTCGAGAACAAGTGGACCATCCCAGTGCTGAACACTGGCGCAACCCCAACAACCTACGATACGTTCGAGGCTGCAAAGACTGCTGCTGAGGCTGCTGGTCTGGACGCTACCTCAATCCGCAAGGTTGGTCCTGAGGTTACACACTACTTCGAGAAGTCTCTGTACGACCTGTTCTACAACGACTTCCTCTATGACAACTCTAAGGGTAAGGTCACCATCAAGGTCGGCAGCGCAGTTCCCGTCAGGCTTACTCCAGTCGGCATGCGCGAGTTCACCGGTGCAACAGTTGGCGACTACGCTAAGAGCGGTTTCGACGGAACCATCCGTAACATCATCCTCGCAGTTGACGGCTTCAGCTCATTCAACGCAGGCAAGCTCACCGGTCCTGACGGAAACGAGATGGACACCGAGACTTTCCTCGCTTCTCTGAAGGTCATCGCCATGAAGAAGATTGAGGCTGACATCGCCCCCAACACCACCAACACAACCACCGCTTCATTCGAACAGTACGAGGCTATCCCGTTCCGCGTGGTTACCCAGAAGTACGGCAAGGGCATCGTCGAGTATAACGGCACATGCGATGCTGAGGGTAAGATTTACATCGAGCTCGACCTCGCTAAGCCCGTCCTCCAGCAGGGTGCTACCATCGACGGTTACATCGGCGTTAGCGGCGCCAAGCTGACTGAGGCTCCAACAGCCGACGCTCTCAAGGGCCTGTTCAAGATTGCTTGGGCACAGTACGACAGCCTCGAGCTGGAGACTGAAATCGGTGAGGTTAGCTTCAAGCTCGACAGCGTTACCGTCAGCGTTGAGGAAAGGAAGCTGAGGGCTACATGGTCACCAGAGCTCGCTCAGGACGTGTCAGCATTCCACAACATCGACGCAGAGGCTGAACTGACAGCTATCCTGTCAGAGCAGATTGCAGCTGAAATCGACCGTGAGATTCTCCGCGACCTCCGTAAGGGTGCTCCCTGGCAGGCACGTTGGGATGTCAACGGCTGGAGGAGGATGGCTGCATTCTCAACCAACTACACTCAGAAGGACTGGAACCAGGAACTCATCACAAAGGTCAACCAGATTTCTGCCCAGATTCACAAGGCTACACTCCGTGGAGGCGCTAACTTCCTCGTCGTGTCTTCAGAAATCTCAGCAGTCTTCGACAACCTGGAGTTCTTCCATGTAACTGACGCTAGCGCTGAAAGCGACCAGTACAACATGGGTATCGAGAAGATTGGTACTCTCGGCGGAAGGTATCAGGTCTACCGCGACCCGTATTCACCTCACTGGAGCATCATCATCGGACACAAGGGTAAGAGCCTGCTCGACACCGGTTACATCTATGCACCGTATGTTCCAATGCAGCTGACACCTACGATGTACAACCCCATGAACTTTGCTCCTATAAAGGGAATTATGACACGTTACGCGAAGAAAATGGTTAACAACCGTTTCTATGGTGCAATTCGCGTGGATGGTCTGACTTACTGGAGCACAAACGAGCTCAGGTAATCTGTAATTAACTGATATTCAGATAATTTTGGTGGAACCCTTTTTAGAGTTCCACCTTTTTTTTATCCATCACTTTATGCAATTCCCGTCTATTTTTCTTTTGAAATTTCTTTACAAATCCATTGTCTGGAACTAAATTAGTAGGATTATAGAATCTATGAAACTCAAATTGCGGGTTAAAAATTCTGTGAATATTTGGTTCTCCCAGATAATTCTCATATATTTGCATAAATTAAAGTTTTTTAAACTATTGAAGTATGCGTAAAGTTAACGTTGATGCAGCTGCTGTAATTAAGGACTACACAGTTGACAAGCTTGGTGTTGAAGCATTAGCCAAGAAGTACCATGTCGGAAAGTTAAGGATTAAGGGTATCCTCAAGTTTTACGGTATTGAGATGAGGGGGGTTGGAGGTGTTAAGAGTGATGAGGTATTTGTCGTTGATGACCCTAAGACTCCCAAGTATGTTCCAAGGGAGGGATATCATTTTGAAGCTGTTGATGAGCATGACGGTTTCAGAACATTGGATTACATGAATAGGGGCGGGAATTTAACAACCCACATTGAGAAAGTGTATGGTGTCCAGACTCCTACTTTGTATTTCAGAAGGATGTACTACAAGCGTACTGGAAACTACTGGTGGGAACAATGGTTCAAGATTGAGGAAGTTCAGGATGCCGAGGTGAAGAAGTGCCCATACTGTGATTGGAAGACGACTGATATCACGAACAGGAGTGGTGCCTTCATGGTTCATTTGATGAAGGAGCATGGCATAGACAGGGATGAATATTTGAAGGAACATCCAGAGGATAGGGAGTATTTTGCACTGGTTAATCCTACTCTTAACTTGCAGATGTCGGACAATCCTGATGAATATGTGGTTTGCAAAGTTTGCGGTAAGAAGCTTAAAAGACTATCTTCTGAACATTTGTCCAAGCATGGTTTGACTAAACTAGACTATCTGAGACGATATGGTTCTCAGAAAATGCTTTCTGACGATTTTTATAGCTTTCTTAGTTCAAACATGCACGCAGTCAATGAAAACTTGGAACCAACATTCACGTCTGCTGCTGAGCATGAGATTCTTGAGTATGTAAAGTCACTTGGCTTTGAATGCAGGCGTGACAGAAAAGTGTTACATGGAATGGAACTGGATGTATATATACCAGATAAACACCTTGCTATTGAATACAACGGAAACATGTGGCATTCTGAAAAATTTGGCAAGGACAGGATGTATCATTTGAGGAAAGTTGAAGAATGTAATGATAACGGCATCCAACTGATACAGATTTTTGAAGATGAATTCTTTTTCCACAAGGATATTGTCTTCACCAAGATTCGCCATATCTTAGGCGTTCGTGGAAAGGATGAACGTCGTATACCTGCAAGGAAATGTGAAATAAGAGAGATTTCAGCCCATTTAGCACAGGAATTCTTGGAATGTAACCACATTCAAGGATATGCTAGTTCTACAATTTATTTAGGGGGATATTTTGAAGGTGAGTTAGTTGGCGTGATGACTTTCTTGATGGAATATACCGACAGATGGAATCTGACTCGTTTTGCTACAAAAAACGACAGTATCTGTCAGGGGCTCGGAGGAAAGATGTTCAAGTACTTTGTCAGGATGTATGACCCGATTGAAGTCAAGTCATTCGCTGATAGAAGGTGGACGGTGAATGGTGATAATAACCTATATACAAAGCTTGGCTTTAAATTGGATAAGGTACTACCTCCTGACTACAGATACTATAACCCGAAAGTGGATAGCAAGCAAAGGTTCCACAAGTTCGGATTCAGAAAGCAGATTTTGTCCAAGAAGTACGGATTCCCGATGGAAATGTCTGAAAGGGATATGACCGAGCAGCTTGGATATACAAGGATATATGACTGTGGTCTTTTCAAATATGTATGGAAAAAGGAGGTTTAGACCTCCTTTTTCTTTGTTTTTTAAAAAAATTTAACATATATTTGCATAAAGTGCAGATATATGCTATCTTCCGATGATATACGTGAAATAATTTCTGACTATACGGTTAATGACCTTACTCTTCTTGAGATTGGTAAGAAAAACCACATTTCAAAGAAGACTGTATCATCACTCCTGAGGGAGAACGGGATTGATGTACGTAAGAGGGGAGGCAATATGCATGGTAAGAGACATACGAGGTTTGAGCCTCATGAAGGATACCATTACCTTGCAGTAGACAGGAACGATGGATACACGACATCTGACTATCTCAACTTGGGTGGGTTCATTACTTCTCATATAAGGGATGCATATGGTGTTGAGATACCGACAAGATATCAAAGGAACAAGTATCTGAGTAAATATGGAGTTTATTGGTGGGAGCAGTGGTTCGACATCATTGAGGCTGAGAACAGGAAGACAAAGAAGTGCCCTTACTGTGGCTGGGAGACCACGGACGTTGAAAACAACAACGGTGCGTTCATGATGCATCTGATGAGGGAGCACGGCTTGACTAGGGAGGAGTACATACGTGAGCATCCTGAGGACAGGGAGTACCTTACAGTTTCAAGGAAACTTGTGAATCTGTCAATGTCCGATGACGACAGTGAATTCGTGACATGTGCAATATGTGGCAAGAGGATGTCACTTATAACAACGACTCACCTTCAGACGCACGGCATTACAAAGGAAGAGTACATCGAGAAGTATGGGAAGGATGGTATGGTCTCGAAGAAATACCATGAGTTGCTCAGCGAGAATGCTGTGGAGATGAACAAGTCCATTGAGCCTACATACAAGTCAAAGTGGGAGTTCGAGGTGATTGAATATATTAACTCTCTTGGGTTCGAGTGCAAGAGTGACAGGAAGATTCTCTCAGGGAGGGAGCTTGACATTTATGTCGAGGATAAAAAGCTTGCAATTGAGCTTAACGGTAATTTCTGGCATTCTGAGAAGAACGGTAAGGACAGGACATATCATCTGAGGAAGCTTGAGGACTGCAACAGGGAGGGAATAAGGCTTATACAGGTGTTTGAGGATGAATATGCCATGCACAGGGAGCTTGTTCTTGCTAAGATTGCGATAGCGCTTGGAGTCTATGACGGAAGGAGAATCGGTGCAAGGGAATGTGCCATATCTTCAATTAGTCAGTCTGATGCGAAGGCGTTTCTAGAGGATAATGACATACAGGGATATTCGAGCGCGTCAGTCCATCTTGGGGCATATCATGAAGGTTCTCTTGTCGGAGTTATGTCGTTCATGAATACAAAGGGATATGAGTGGAATCTCATAAGGTTTGCAACGCTTAACGGAACGATATGTCGTGGCCTTGGAAGCAGGATGTTCAGGTATTTCACGGACAACTACAGGGCTGATACGGTCAAGTCATTTGCCGACAGGAGGTGGACGCTTTCATCTGATGACAACCTGTTCACAAGGATTGGCTTCAAGCTTGACGGCATAATGTCTCCAGACTATTCATACTATAACAAGTCTATAAACAGGAACAAGAGGTTCAGCAGGAATACGTTCAGGAAAGAGAAACTTGTCGAGAAATACGGGTTCGACAATTCGATGACCGAATCTGAGATGATGGACAAGCTTGGATATGTTAGGATTTACGACTGTGGCTCATTCAGGTATGAATGGAGCATGTCAGCTTGATTTTTTCTTCAAGAAAATTTGGTTTTTAATAAATTTTAACATATATTTGCAATGTAATACAAATCATGTATGACATTCGACAGATGTGACATAGAAGGTCTTGTTGTTATAACTCCTGACGTTCATAGGGACGACAGGGGGTATTTCTTTGAGTCGTTCAACGAGAAGGAATTCTCTGAAAACATAGGCAGTGTTCGGTTTGTGCAGGACAATGAGAGCTTTTCCAGGAAAGGTGTTGTTAGGGGGTTGCATTTTCAAGAGGGCGATGATGCCCAGGCAAAGCTTGTAAGGTGCGTTCGTGGTGTGATTTTTGATGTTGCGGTTGATTTAAGGCCTGGAAGCCATACGTTCGGGAAGTACTTCAAGGTTCTTCTGAGCGACAAGAACAAGAAGCAGTTCTTCATTCCGAGGGGATTTGCCCACGGTTTCTCCGTACTTTCCGACACTGCCATTTTCCAATACAAGTGTGACAATTTCTATTGCCCGAAGTCAGAGGGAGGATACCATCCGCTCAGCAAGTCTCTTTCAATTGACTGGGGCATTCCGGAAGATGAGATGGTACTTAGCGAAAAGGATAAAAATAGAGCAGAGTTTATTTTGCCATAGTGTGTGTTGTTTATTTGTTTGCAAACGCCTCAGAAGCCATTTTTAAGCTCTCTGAGGCGTTTTCTTTTGTTCGGTAAGGGAAGTGTCCACCGAAGACATTATCGTCGATTCTGGGGCAAATTAGAGGCATTTAAGCAGGTCTTTCTGCCCCGTGTTCGAGAAAATATTTTATTATTTCTTTGTTTTTTATATCCTTTGATTTATCATAGTTTCTATCATAGTATTTCCTTGAGTTGATGGTTTCATATTTTCTTGCATCGTAGTAGTCAAGGTCTTCTTGTGTTATGTCGATATAGAATGGTTCCAGTTCTTCTGGTGATATGAAATTCTGGTTTTTCTGGAAGAAATCGTACACTTGTCTTACGGTTCCCTTTATAAACAGTTTCCTTAGATAGAAGAATAGCGAGTTAAGGTTTTTGCTTTTCATCAGGTTTCCCTCATATGCCTTGTCAGATGCTATCGCTTCTGCGCAGTATGAGAGGTCTTTTTCGCTCTTGCCGGCCAAATCCTTGAAGAGTTCCCTGTCAGGGTCTATGCTGACTGTATATGAGTTTTTGCACACCAACATCGGAAGCTTCTTTAATGTGTCAATCAGCTCGGATGTCTGTCCCCATATCCTGTAGCATTCCTGCTGTGACATTCTTTTCTTGAGTTTCTTAAGTTCTGAGAAGCTACTCACTCCGTGATTGTATGCATAGTCATGCAGCATTGACAGGAGTTTACCGCTCACTTCGGTCGGCTCGTCTGACAGATTCCTCATGATGGACTCCATGTGCTCTGTCGTATACAGAAAGCTTCCATATCTGTTGGCTTTCTCAATCATTTGCCCGATATATATTGAGAATTTTGAAAGTCCGTATTTGTCAAGATACCTCTTAGCTGCTGCTCCGAAGTTGTTGCTGAATTCCTCATCGCCCAATGATATGAAAAGGATGGTCGTAATCACATAGTTTGCCTCGGTGCCTGGTCTTATGTCAGGTGAAAACTTGGTATTCTTTGAGTCGTTATACAGTCTGTAGCTGTCAGCCTTCATTGCTTCCTCGACCACATTATTCATGGTTTTCCTTTCGTCTCCGATTGCGAATGCCTTTTCATCCGAATATATTCGAATCTTGTCCCTGAATTCTACAATATTGTAGAATGCGATTGCAAGCTTCATGTTATCCTCGTTTTTCTCAATGTCGGGTATCATAATGTCAACTGATATTATGTACTTGCTGACGTTCTCTATTGAAGGTTTTGACGAGAATAGCCTGTCCTCGCTCTCATTGTCGATATGTGCTTGTGCATCAGGATTGAAGTTCTTGACGAAATAGTCATGAATGTCCTTTTCAGTTGCTTCAGGGTGCTTTTCTTTGAACTCGGAAATGTAATATGGGTCATTTTCTATTGAATATCCTTTATTTACCTGGTTCTCGATATCCTTGTAGTATTTGTATTTATTCTGGAATACATCGCCACTCCAGTATTGTTCATGGCTGCTTGAATGATTCTGTGACAGAAGTCTTCCGTCAAACTCTATTCTTGCTCCGCGTGTCATGAACTTTCTTGAATAACCGAAATTTGCATTCTTCTGCCTTGTAAGCGACATGTAGAAGAACTTGTCCTTTCCTCCGTTACTTTCAGCATCCTTTGCGAATGTTGACTGCAGTCGTATTGTATTGCTAGTCAGTATCTCATAGGCATTGGACAGGCTTGTGAAGTGGTATTCCCTGTCCACGAATCCCTCATTCAGGAGTCTTTTCGAGTTCTCTCTTATCAGTATTCTTCTGTTCCGTCTCATCTTTTTCAAATCCCTTGAATTTTTCCTCCTCCTCATCTGTTGCAACATGCCAGAACTTCTGGTAGTTAATCTGGAGGGTATATTTCTTGACATCGATGAAGGTTTCCTTCATTCTGCAGTAATATTTCTTGAAGTGCATGTAGCCCTTCTTGTCAACCTTGTCGTATACGGCCATGTCCTTGCATCCGTTGCATACGATAATATCTCCCTTCTTGAACTTCTCCTCGATGGTCATAATAATAAATATCTTTGGTTTTCATAAAGATTAGCCTTAAAGACGGCAATCAAAGTTGTGTGACAATTGAGTTTTCTAACTGTTTCAACTATTTATGTTAAAGCGCAGGGTAATTTATTGTTTCCCTGCTGAATAACACGAACAAAGAACACTATCATACAATGGTAAGGAAAGGTAATAGGATGTACGAGCCTTGGGGATATCAAGAGATGGATGAAATCTTCACCCTGAGGAGTGCTATCGACGGTGCCATAAAGGAGAACGAAGAGACTGACGAGCGTCAGGACGAGGACATTGAAGACCTTAAGGATGGCGCAGTCTATACTGCTGAATATGACAAGGATAGTGAATCCATTAAGCTCAAGAACCAGGACGGTGAAGTCGTGTCTGAGATTCCAATGGAGGACATTATCGTCAGTAGGTTGATTAAGAAGGCATGGTATGACGCCGAACACAAGCAGATTGTAATTGAGTTTGACAACGGTGATGAAATCAGGATTGATGTCTCTGACATTGCTGACATCTTGAACTATGGCAACGGCCTTGTTGTTGACGAGGATACGCAGACTGTGTCCGTAAAGCTTGACGAGAACTCTGAGCAGATTGTCGTTGGAAAGGACGAGGATACCGGTGAGGACATAACTGCTCCGATTCTTTCAGTTACTTCAAGCGGAATCAGTGTGAACAACATACAGGATGCCATTGACCATTCAATCGAGACTCACATTCCTTCGGCAGTGACAGAGCTTATCGAAGCGCTGCAGACTAAGGTTGCTGAGCTTGAGGAAAGGCTTGATGAGTATGCTCAGACTATCAATGCCGTCAACAAGTCATTCCAGTTCACTGAAGTTCCTGGTAAGGACTATATGGAGGCATCCATACATCTCAGCGATGATAAGACAGAGAATCTCACGACTCTTGCTTCAAACATCGAGAACACGTTCCATTTTGAGGCAATTCCAGGCGGAAGCGGTGAAATGGAGGCAAAGATGTTCATCGAGGGAGAATGGGAGAACGTCAATACGCTTCTTTCGGAGCTTACGAACGAGACATTCCCCTGATTTATTTGAATATAAATGGAACGGCACAGGATTTGGTTTCCTGTGCCGTTTTTTTTT